GAAAAGGGTATGTCCCCAAAAAGACCTAACACTGAAGTAAAACCAGACGAGAAGGGTGTTAGGTTTAATTGGAAAGAAAAAAATATGGAATTTAACACTTGGGAGGTAGCACACTTTAGACTTCTAGGTGACGATAGAAAATTACCATATGGAACTTCTATGCTTGAAAAGGCAAGAAGAATTTGGAAACAATTAGTACTTGCTGAAGATGCGATGTTAATTTATCGTACATCAAGAGCCCCGGAAAGAAGGGTATTCAAAGTATTCGTTGGAAATATGGACGATAAAGATGTTGAACCATACGTACAACGTGTTGCCAATAAATTTAAAAGGGATCAAATTGTAGATAATAAAACAGGTAATGTTGATTTACGATTTAATCAAATGGCGGTGGATCAAGATTATTTTATTCCGGTTCGTGATGCAACACAAACAATGCCAATTGAGACATTAGCAGGTGCTCAGAACCTTTCTGAAATTGCGGATATTGAGTACATCCAAAAGAAACTTGTAACCGCTATTCGTGTACCAAAAGCTTACCTTGGTTTTGAAGAACCAGTTGGTGATGGTAAAAATTTATCTCTACTTGATATTCGTTTTGCAAGAACAATTAATAAAATTCAGAAAAATATGCTATCTGAATTAAACAAAATTGCAATTATTCATTTATTTCTTTTAGGATTTGAGGACGAACTTACAAACTTTACATTAGGTCTTACAAACCCGTCAAAACAAGCTGATCTTCTTATGGTTGAGGTTTGGAAAGAAAAAGTATTACTTTATAAAGATTTGGTTACAGATATCCAAGGAACAATCGCACCAACATCGGCGACTTGGGCTAAGAAACATATATTTGGTTGGTCAGACGAGGATATCAAATTAGATATCCAAAGACAAAGAATGGAGAAAGCGGTTGCGGCAGAACTTGTAAACACACCAACAATTATTACACATACCGGATTATTTGATAACATTGACAATTTGTATAAAACTGTAAGTGGGGTAACCGACTCAACAGCCGCAGCACCGGCCGAAGGTGGCGGAATGGATATGGGTGGTGACTTAGGAGGTCCTCCACCACCACCAGGACCACCTCCGGGAGGACCAGAAGGTGGTCTACCAGAAAGTAAGGCAAAGATGGAAAATCTATTATTAGAAAATATTGATAATGAAATATTAATTGGTAATAACTCTCTAGGTGAAATAGAAAAAGAACTTATGAAGATTTTAGATAAGTAATATATTTATTAAAAAACAATTAAAATGAAATTTGGACTTATAAAAAGTAAAATAGAGAAATGTCTAACAGATTCATACCTTAAGGAATCATTTAAAAAAGACATTTTTATTTTTAGTGAACTTGTATTAAAAAACAAGACATTAAAAGAAATGTATTATATGTACGACGAACTATCTTCAAGTAAGGGTTATAGTGATGATTTTGCAAATGAATTCCTTAACGAATCAATAACCACTTTAAAGGAAAGTATTAAAAATTTAAGTTCAAACTCTATTAATGAATTAGATTTATGGTTATCTGAAATAGAGACTAAAAACATATATGAAAATATTGACAATCTAGTCTACACAAAAAACTTAAATCTTGAATCAAGAATTAAAAGTAAAAAGTTTATTTTAGAATCTTTATCAAAATCAAAAAAAGAAGAATACACTGATATGGTAAAATTACCAGTAAGTAAAATTGTTGATGTTGCTAATAAGACAATTTCAGATTATTTATCTAGTATTAACGAATCTGAAAGAGAAGAAGTTAAAAAAATCTTGTCAGAAGACAATGATAAATTATTGGTTAAATATGAAGTATTAAAAGAGAGTACTCTTGATAAATTAAATGATTTAAAATCAACAAACGATGATACTGAAGTAACATCAAGAATTAATCAGACAATTAATAAATTAAATAACGAAACCTACAATAGAGTAAATTATTACAAATTAAAAGATTTATTTACAAATCTTTAGGAGTAATTTTTAGTTTCTGAATATAGATTGCTTTTTTAACCTGGCTACGTTTTACAACAGATTTTTTCTTAAATTCCCGTCTATCATTTAGGTGGGAATTTTGTCTTGTTTTAATCACCTTACTTTTAAGTTCTTTTAACGCCCTTTCTATATCACCTCTTTTAACTTCTACTTTTAACATATTTTGATATTATATTGATATATATCCCAAAAATACATAAACTTCTAAAAAATAAACTAAATAATTATGAAAAAGTTTTATGAAAAAAGGAAAAACTTCCAAAATAAATGGGTTTAGAACTTGTAAAGTCAGTTATGGTACTGTAGACTCAAAAGAATTCAAATCCCTTTATTTAAATTTACAAACCTGGGTAGAACCAAAAAAAGAAAGTCTAAACTGGGAAAGAGTTGTCCTTAATATGACAAGAGATATAAAACATTCTGTGTTTAATAATATTGATAAAAATTTATTTGATGAAAAATTTATAGTTGATTTAGACCTAAGAACAAGTGGTATACAATTAAAGAAAAAATCATTTATGAATCTTGAGATAAATCTATACAACCTAGAAAATCCTATTGACTTTAAATCACCAATTCTTAAAAAAACACTTAAAAAATTATCCAAAGATATATACTCAGAGGTTTTCACACATAACAAATTTTTTAAATTCTATTTAACAAAAAAAGGAAATATTAAACCGGAAAAAATAAAAACTCAGATTGATTAATATTTATTATTAAAACTTAAGATGAGTAATTATAAAATTTTATCACCAAGTGAAACTGGAAAGGGTATTCTAATTGAGTACGATGCCGGATATATCAACCCTAAAGTAACTCAAAATAGTTATATAATGGAAAATAAAAGTTTCCTTGATCACTCAAAACCATTTGAGTTCTACGCTGTATTACAAAAATACAATACGCCAAATAGAAACGGTAGAGTATATCCTGAAGATATTTTAAAAAGAGAAGCTGAAAATTATAAAAAGATGATTGAAAGAGGAACTTCTCTTTCTGAATTAAATCACCCAGAATCTTCTCTTATTGATCTTGACCGGGTATCACACATTATAACCGAAGTATGGTGGGAAGGAAATGTTCTTATGGGTAAATTAAAATTGCTTACAAGTCCAGGATTTCACGAAAGGGGAGTTTGTTCCACAAAAGGTGATTTGGCAGCAAACTACTTAAGACAAGGTGTTACTTTGGGTATTTCATCTCGTGGAGTTGGTTCACTTAAAAAAGTTGGTGAAACAAATGAGGTACAAAAAGATTTTGAATTAATTTGTTTTGACCTTGTATCATCTCCCTCAACTCCTGGTGCATATCTTTTCTTAAATAAAGATGATAGAATGAATTATGAGGAGAATCTTGATGAGGAAAAGAAAATGCAATCAACAAGAAGTAGTGAAATGGATGATGCTTCAGCAATTGATAAATCAAAAAAATTAATGGATAAATTATCCGCTTTTCTTGATAAATAAAAATAGTTGTTCTATAATTAATTAAAATAAAAATTATGGAACAAGGAGAAAAATATTTTGTAGCAAAAATTACTTCAGATTTACTTGATAGTGAATCCGGTAGAGTTAAAAAAGTTAAAGAAGAAAAATTAGTTTTGGGATATACACCAACAGATGTAGAGGCAAAGGTTACCAAGATTTATGAAAACTACACAATGGATTGGAGAATCACTTCAATTACAGAAAGTAAAATTGATGAGGTAATTGAATAAAATACAATTTATTTAAAAATACTTGAAGGATGGACAAATGTTCATCCTTTTTTGTTTTATATCACGCAAAACGAATTTTTTCATTTTTGTTAGTATTTATTGTTAATAGAAAACAAAATAATGACAAAAAATAAAAATGTTATTGAAGAGGCGTTACTTCAGATTTCAAATCTGGAGGAGTCTCTTAACAAGAATGCAGAAGGAATACTTTCTTCAACAATGAAGGAAGAAATCAGTTCATTAGTAAAAGAATCTCTTAAAGAACAAGATGAGGTTGAAGACGATGAGGTTGATATTGAGGACACGGATGTTGATACAGATGTGGAAGATATTGATACTGATAATTTAGATGTTGATGATTCCGAAGAAGAAGATGACATGCTTGGCATGGATGACACAGAAGATGATTTTGAAATGGAATTTGATACTGATACAGAAGATGACACAATTGATTTAACCGGAGCTTCAGACGAAGAAGTTTTAACTGTGTTTAAAGCAATGGGAGATAATGATGGTGTTATTGTAAAAAAAGATGACAAAATGATACATCTATCAGATACAGAAAATGATACCGAATATCTGATACAATTAGGTGAATCTGAAATGGATGATTTTTCTGAAGTGAATGATTTTTCTGAAATGGGTTCCGATGAAGAATTGGAAGAACTCTATTCAAGAGAAGTTGATGATTTTGATTTTTACTTTTCTAAAGACGAAGAGAAAGATGAAGATGAATTTTCTTTTGATGATGAAGAAGAGGAAGATGAATTTTCTTTTGATGATGAAGAAGAGGATGATGAATTTTCTTTTGATGATGAAGAAGAGGATGAAATTATCTTTGAACTTGAGTTAGACGATACTGAGTTAGAAGACGAAATCGGCGTAGAAGAGTCAATTTACGAATCTAAAAAATCAATTAAACCTAAAGGTATCGGAATGGGTAACGCATCTAAATTCAAATATGACAAGAAACCTAATATGGGTGGTGGATTTAAAACAGTTAAAAAATCTGCTAACAAAACTATGGGTACTGGTAAAGCAAAATTTGAATACAAAGAAGGTGCTAACCTTGATGGTAAAATGAAAAAAGTTGAAGGTAAAAAAACTGAAACTAAAGAAGCGTCAAGAACATTGGCTAATGGCAAGTATTGGGGTAGAGAAGGTTTACCAAAACCAAAAGCGGCACCAAGACATTTAAGAAAAGAAGGTACTGAAGAATTAGAAGTTTTGAGAGCAAAAAATGAAGAATACAGAAAAGCTCTTGATCTATTCAGAACTAAATTAAATGAGGTTGCCATATTTAACTCAAATCTTGCTTATGCAACTAGATTGTTTACAGAACATTCAACAACAAAACAAGAAAAGATTAATATTCTTAGAAGATTTGACAATGTTGATACTTTAAAAGAATCAAAAAATCTTTACAAATCTATCAAGGATGAATTAGGATCTCCAAAATCTACGGAAAATACAATCACAGAATCATTTGAGAGAACAGTCTCTAAAACACCAAGTACTGGTTCGGCTGCTAACTTAATTGAGTCTAAAACGTATGAAAATCCACAATTTTTGAGAATGAAAGACTTGATGGGAAAAATAAAATAAACTTTTTAAAAGTACATAGTATTTATTAAATACATAAAATAAATTAAAAAAAAAGAAAATGGGAGCATTATTAGAATCTGGTCTTGTTGGTAACATCGGTCTTAAGCACCTTAAAGTTATCAAAGAAGATACAATTAACAAATGGGATAAATTAGGATTCCTTGATGGACTTAAAGGTCATCTAAAAGAGAACGTGGCTCAGTTATATGAGAACCAAGCATCTCACCTAATTAACGAAGCAACTTCAGAAGGTTCAAACGGAGCTTTTGAAACGGTTGTTTTCCCTATCGTTAGAAGAGTTTTCTCTAAATTGTTAGCTAACGATATCGTATCAGTACAAGCTATGAACTTACCAATTGGTAAATTGTTCTACTTTGTACCTCGTATCCAAGGATATAACCCAAATGAAGCTGGTAGTGTTCACTATCCACCAATTGGTTCTCCTGAAGCGGTTAATGGTGGTTATAACGTACCGGGTCAAGGTTACCCAGGAGCTGATACAGCACCTAACGCTAACGCACCTTTCTCAAAAAATCTTTATGATTTATTCTACGAAGGAGCTGAGCCAGGATTGGATCCTGCTGGTCTATTTGATTATTCTAAAGGTCGTTTTTCTGCTATCACGGCAGCGGCTACTGTTGTAAAATGGTCAAATGGTGACTTAGTTGATGCTAACAATGACGACGCTGCTTATGTTGGTAACACAAGAAAAGTTCTTATCAAACTTTGTGGGTGGAGTAACATCCCAGGTGCTGGTAAACTTATCGGACCTGACGGAAATGAAATTGATACAGAATCTTTCCTTTCTGACCTTAAAATCCTTACTAATACAGGATTAGGATTTGATGCTGCTAACGTATGTCCAGTTCCTACAGTTGGTGCATCACCACTTTTATTTAGAGTTGTAACTCAAAAATATGGTAAAGGAATTGTTGACTATGGTAGTCAATATCAAACTACATTCCCAGTTGATGGAAATGGTGGTTCTTTTAACAATATCTGTAACGCTAATGGTTGTATCATTCTTGAAGTAGATCTTTCTTGTCCTGCTTGTGCATCTTGTGGTGACACTTCACTTGATGGGTACACTGGTTCTACTCTTTCTGCTATCACATCTGCAACATCATTTACTGCTGTTTGGAGACGTTACGAAGAACTAGAGTTTGAAGAAAAAATCGGAGAGGTTTCTTTTGACCTTGAGTCTGTTACAGTATCAGTTACTGAAAGAAAATTAAGAGCACAATGGTCTCCAGAGCTTGCTCAAGACGTTGCGGCATTCCATAACATTGATGCTGAAGCTGAGCTTACTGCTCTTCTTTCAGAACAAGTTGCTGCGGAAATTGACCGTGAAATCCTAAGAGACCTTCGTAAAGGTGCTGCATGGAACCTACGTTGGGATTACAATGGATGGAGAAGATTGTCTTTGACTACTTCTTACACACAGAAAGACTGGAACCAAACGTTGATTACAGCAATCAACCAGTTGTCTGCACAAATCCACAAGTCTACACTTAGAGGTGGTGCTAACTGGATTGTTGTTTCTTCTGAAGTTTCAGCTATCTTTGACGATTTAGAATACTTCCACGTATCTAACGCGTCTCCTGAGCAAGACCAATACAATATGGGTATTGAAAGAGTTGGTACTCTTGCTGGACGTTACCAAGTTTATCGTGATCCTTACTTCCCACCAAACACAATCTTGTTGGGTCACAAAGGAACATCATTGTTAGACACTGGATACATCTACGCACCATACGTACCTCTTCAGTTAACACCTACAATGTACAACCCATTCAACTTCACACCTATCAAAGGTATTATGACAAGATACGCTAAGAAAATGGTTAACAACCGTTTCTACGCTCGTATCACTGTTGATGGAGTTCGTACATTTGATTTAAGAGAATTGAGATAATCAAAACTTAAATAACCCTTGAAAAGGTCAGAGAAATCTGACCTTTTTTTATTTTGTTAAATAAAATATCATATATGATAAGTTATTGTTAATAATTAAATAAATCATTACATTCTTTAACCTTTTTATCTATTTATTGTTAATATGAAAAAGTTTTTTTTATTTTTTTTAATAGTTTTTTTCCCACCATTTTTATTTTCACAAACTTTAATAAAATACGACTATATTGAATCATTCAATTGGTTAGGCGGATGGTCAGTTGGGTATGGAAATAATACCGGTTATTACGCCAACGCGTTTGTTAGTAGTACATCATCAGCAGCTTTAATCGGTACCGGTAATGGAACGTCAAACATTGAAGAAGGGGTCTATGTTTTACCAAATATCACAGGATTAGACCAAGGATTTGAGTATGAATTTAGATTTAGATTAGGGTCTTATAAATTTGGTTCATCGTCATCTTTAAGTGCTGGTGTTGATATTGCCGATTACGTATTACTTTATATTAGTACCGATAATACTACTTTGGTTCAAGAGATAAAAATTAATGGTTATGATAATGCGTTATGGAATTACAACACAACATTAATACAAAAAACAGCAAGCGGGACACTCACAACATATTCAGCACAAAACGGAACTTATTCTGATATACGTTTAAAATTTACAAACGTAACACAATTTACCGCAAGAGTTTATGTTAGAGTTAATTCCGTAGGTGAAGAATGGTGGTTAGATAATTTTGAATTGTGGCAAATGACAACCCCATTACCGGTAAGTTTAATCTCTTTTGAAGGAGATAGAGATAGTTTATGGTGGGACATATATTCAGAATATAATAATGACTATTACACAATATTACACTCAATGGATGGGTATAATTTTGAACCAAAATATAATGTACCATCTGAAGGTAAACATAAATATTCAATTAGAAATACGATTGGTTCTGGATATTTTATTTTAAGACAAACAGATTATGATGGTAAATTTGAAAATCTTAGTATTATCTACATTAAAGAACATAAGAATAGAATACTTATAAAAATCACAAATTTAATGGGACAAGCGGTGTTAAATATGAAAGAAGGTGAAATATATTTACTTATATATGATGATGGTTTTATAGAAAAAACTATGAAATAAACTATCATACAAAATTTTACCCCATTTAAGTATTTTTACCTAACCATTCGTATGTAGTACTTATACTACTATAGAGCGTACCCCTTAATTTAAAAATACTATACCCCCCACAAAAGGACTTTATACCATTATATGACTAACTATGTGTATACAATAAAAAATATACACATTATGAAAAATTTAATAGTAACAATTTTAACAATTTTAACAACAACAATTAGTGTCTTATCTCAGGACAACGTATGGGTAAAAATCCCAAATTATGAATCAAAAAGAACTGAGGTTTTAAATTCAATCTCAGACCTTAGTATTACAGAAATAAAAAAGGCGTTTCCATCATCACATAATTCTGAATTACAACAAGTTTATCAAATAAATTGTAATTGTGATGTTAATGAATTACTAGTAAGAACTTCTAAAAATAATAATTTTGTTAAACCTGAATTAGGTCCTGAATATAAAACTCTTGACACCCCAAACGACATCTCAGTTTTTATGTACGATTACGCACTTAATTCAATAAACGCTGAACAAGCTTGGGATATCACACACGGAGATACTTCAGTAGTTATTGCTATTACAGATGCAAACTATTACCACAATCACGAAGATCTTGGTGGTAAAATTACTTATAGAACAATTGACAACTATAGTACTGATTATACTCATGGTACCGCGGTAGCTATAACAGCTGCAGGTAACACAAATAATTTCGCCGGTAAAAGTTCAATTGGTTACAATTCAAAGTTACAACTAAGAGTTATGGATTATAATGAATTACTTGAAGCAACTTATTCAGGAGCAAGAGTAATAAACGCTAGTTGGGCTTCTAGTTGTTATTTTAACTATTACGCACAACAAGTTATAAATGAGGTTCATAACAACGGTTCTGTTATAATAGCAGCCGCTGGTAACGGAAGTACTTGTGGTGGGTCAGTAAACGAAGTTTATCCTGCATCATACGAACACGTAATTTCAGTTACATCTGTTGGACCGAACAACAATCACGAAAGATTCATCGGCAACCCAAATTCAACACACCAACACAATAATAAAGTAGATATTTCGGCTCCTGGATACGACATAGTGTTGTCAACATCACCGGGTCAATATGTTACAGGAAATGGTTCTTCTTTCGCCACACCACTTGTTTCAGGAACCGTAGCTTTGATGTTATCTGTTAATCCTTGTTTAACTCCCGATCAAATTGAGTATATTCTTAAAGAAACTGCTGATAGCTCAATTTATGAAGTTAACCAAAACTATATTGGTATGTTAGGTTCAGGTAAATTAGATTCTTATAAAGCTGTTTTAATGGCAAAAAAATTCAATACGATTGAGGGTGAACTAATAACTGATGTTAATTGTGTTGATTCAAAAAGACAGGCAAAATTTAACAACATTACAGGTCAAGTTCCTTTATCTTTTGAATGGTCTAATGGTAGTACTAATGATAAAATAGAAGTAGATTCTACTGGTTTTTATAGTATAGAAGTTAAAGATGTTAAAGGTTGTAAATTTTACTCAGAAAGAGAAATTGAATCTTACAGTGAAATAACAACACAATCCGAAATTAATCATGTAACGTGTTATGGTTTTGAAAATGGTGGGATAAGTGTTTCAACACAAGGTGGTGATTCTACTTTAACTTATGAATGGTCAAATGGTAACACATTAAGTACTATGACAAATTTAAAACCTGGGTACTATCAGGTAAATGTAACAGACCAATCAGGGTGTGTTGTAATGGAAGATTTTACAATTAACGAACCCGAACTACTTGTTACAAGTTTAAATTACGTACAACCAACTCAAAATACCTTTGGATCAATTGATTTAGATGTGGTTGGTGGTACTAAACCGTATAACTATCAATGGAATCATGGTGAAATTAGTGAGGATTTAAATAGTGTGGTATCGGATTTTTATGAGGTATTAGTTACAGATGATAATGGATGTATGTCCTCTGAGAATGTAATTTTATCTAATTTAACAGAAGAAATATTAAATATAGGAGAAATAATAAACACTAATGAAAAATTAAATCCAGAAATTGTTTTAGATATGAACGGAAAACAAATTAGATTTGATAATGCCCCCGTTGGTTTTTACTTTATGGTTGAGGGTGGGGTAATAAAAAGAATATATAAAAGTTAAAAAAAATGAAAATAGAACTTATTCTTGAAGAGGCTAAAATTAGGGTTATAAATATGGTGGATGACCATTGTTGGGAAGTTATACGGGACCTATTAGATGAGATAAATAAAAGTTCTAACGATAAAAATATAAAATCCATAAGTGATATTGAAGAAACTTTAGAAATGATTAGGGGGGTTCAGAGGTTTAAACAAAAAGTAACTGATGAAATAAAAGACAAAACAACTCTGTCTGAAATATTAAATCTTTGTGAAGATGATTTAGTTAAAGAGGATGAAGAAGAAATATTAACGGCCTTTTTTGGTTATGAAATAAAAATAAAAAAATGAGAACAACACTATCAGAAAAAACTAATACAACACCAAAAGTTGTTTTTAATCATAACAACAATACTTTGAGTATTGAGGGTAAATCAATATTGTTTGAACCAGAATTATTTTGGTCATTAATAATAAACCAAATTAAAAAATATGAGATAAAAACAATTATGGTAAAATTAAATCACATTAACACCAATTCTATACTCCACTTAATTAAGTTAATCAATCTTAAACAAAATAATGTTATTTGGTTTTATGAGGAATCTGACGAAGACCTACTTGAATTAGGTAAAGATTTGGAGATATTGTCAAATAATTTATTTGAATTTGTTGTTTCTGATAATATAGAACTTAGTTTTACCGACTTAAAAGTGGTAGTATAAACAAATAACATCAAAAAACTTGATTATAACATTTATTTTTGATATTTATAATAATAAAAACGTAGTTATGAAAAATTTAATATTATTTATTTTTACTTTATTAATGACTTTTTCAGGATTGTCACAGTATTGTAATACCGCAACAACAAATGAGACAATTACTCCAACAACAACCTTACAATATACGCCAGCTTATGCCGCTGGTCGTAGAGCGTTTAATTTTTATGCTGAAGCGGGTAATGAATACACCTTTTCTACTGTAGGTCAAACTACGGTAGATACATATCTTCGTTTATATTCTACAGCAACTGGAGGTTCAGTTTTAGCGTGGAGTGATGATTATTTTAATACACAATCAGAAATAACATGGTATTGTACTACTTCAGGTAATTATTCAATACTTTTAACTCGTTGGTCTGCCTCAAGTACATGTAACACCATAAACGCTAGTGCAATAGTTAAGTATCAAAAAGGTAGTACGGCAGGAAGTACCATAGTAAGTATAGGTAGTGGTGAAGGTGTTGTTTATAACGCACCCGCCAATCATTACTACAAATATGGGTGGTCTGAAATAATTTATTTACAGTCGGAAATTAATACAGAAGGAAACATTACAAAAATACGTTTCCAAGTAGACCCAACCACACCAGGTCCTTATACCGCAACAAACCAAAAAATATATATGGGTCACACAACACTATCAGTATTACCCTCACCGGTTAGTGAAAACGCACAAACAAATTATGTATCATCTAACTATACATTGGTTTATGATGGTAGTGTTACTTGGAATATTGGGTGGAACGAAATTGCACTACAAACACCATTTCCTTGGAATAACACAAATAACTTACTTATAAAATGGGAAAATAGAAATGGTACATATACTTTTGACGAACCTTGGTTTTATTACACATCAAAAACTAATACGGTAGGGTATAGTCACCAAGATGCGTCATATCCCACGTCAAATGGTGTACAATCTAGTCTTAGACCAAATATAAAAATAGCACTTTCAGATCCAAACCCATTACCTGTTGAATTATCAACTTTTAATGGTGTGAATAAAGGTCCAAATAATTATTTATTTTGGTCAACTGTATCTGAACAAAATACAAGCCACTTTAACCTACAAAAAAGTAGAGATGGTGAAATATGGACTACTATCGCAACACTAAACGCAGCAGGAAATTCAACACAAGAAATAACCTACGATGTTGTTGATTTTAAAGTTGACCCAAACATAAACTATTATAGATTACAACAATATGATTTAAATGGTGTTTATGACACATTTGGACCAATAACTATAAATAATATAGATTTAGAAAGTAAAAAAACTATAATTAAATATGTTAATTTAAATGGTCAGGAAATTGATCCTGAAAAACTTAAAATTTCTGATGTTTATGTAGAAATATATGATGATGGGACAATGAGAAAGGTTATTAGATGATAAGTAATTTTGAACTATATAAAAGGTTGTTTACCGCATTAATCGCAGTATTACAACCTTTTATTATTTATTTTACTTGTGGAGACTTAATTTCACTTTCACAATCTTGGAACACACCATTACAACCACTTTTTATTTTTACAAACGCACTTGTAAGTTATTTCTTTTTTGATTTACCTCATTGGCGAATACCAGCAGTACTTCTTTTACTTTTAACCGTTTTTTCAGTTGAGGATTATGTCACAATTCATAATGTACTTGCTGTCGGTTTTTTTATTGTGTGTGTGTTTCCTTTGTGGTCAATAAAGAGATTTAGACTATACTTACCGGTATATCTTTTGTCCACAATTTTTTTAACTTTTGATGGATTATACTGGATGGAAACTTGGGCAATTATTGTTCTTTGTTTTTATCACGTACACGTAATGTTATATACTAAATCAATCCATACTAGAAATCACCCGGATAGCCTTTGATATTACTTCCGTTTCACCAATTGTGAAAGCACCACGTTTGTGTGCGGCTTTCAAAGACTCCACAATAAAATATAGGGAACTATCCTTATCCATTGTTGTTAACATAATATTTAAATGATCTTCTGATAGGATGTCAATAGTCCCAAATAGATTTCCGTACAACTCTTTTTTTTCATCTTCCATAATATTTATAATATAATGGATGTAAGAGAAATAATAAAGAAAATATTAAAAGAAGCAACCGGTAATAACACTGGTTCAAGAGGGTCTTATATTATACCATTACAACCAGGATTAAGAAACTTTGATAAAACGGCTTTAGGTCCTTTTACAGATGAGGTTTCACATTATGATAGTCCTTTATTACAATATGATAGTTTTGATGGGAAAATGGATATAAAACCAAAACAAAGAAAGGAAATTGAACGTCAAGCTGAGAAAGCAACAAACTATATTAAAAAACACCCAAATTCAACATTTAGTGATGAAGACGGAAATAATCTAAACCCAACACCGGGCAAAGGAAAAAAAATAGTCCCGATTAAAGAATCAAATGAATTAGAAGAAGACCTTGCTGTATGGTTTGGTAAAAAGAAAAAACCAAAAGGTTCTTCACAACCAAAGGGTCCTTGGGTTGATATATGTAGAAAGGTTAATGGTAAACACCCACCTTGCGGAAGATCTGATGCTAGTGAAGGTTCATACCCTAAATGTAGAGCGGCCGGTGTTGCGGGTAAAATGTCTGATTCGGAAAAAAAATCTGCTTGTCAACAAAAAAGAAGAGCGGAAAAAAAAGATACTCAAACCGGTAAAGGACAAAAACCAGTTATGGTTTCATACAAACCAAAGAATGAATCTGTTGATTATATTGTTAATAGGGTTCTATCTGAAATCAGAAATTCTTTTTAAGACATCGTGTAAAGAATTTTTTATCTGAGAATTAATTTTTTCTTCATATTCTAATCTTCTTTTCTCAGCTTCTAAATCAAACACATACGTAATTCTTTCCCAATCCCTATTGGTTAACTTTACATTATAATGATAAATGTGATTTGTTAAATCAACAGTCCCTTCATCTAAAGTGATAAAGATATCCATATCTTTATTTTCAATATACCTCTTGTTTGAGACGGGGGCAATCATAAATTTTGTATTTTTATCTTTGATTGCTTTAAGACAAATTAAAAAACAAGTTTTTTCATATGGTGTTTTATTTTCCTCATACGAAGGTATAATGTCTCTTTTTTTTGACCATAAATAAAATCTTAATTTTATTCTTTTAAAAAATCTTTTAATTCTTTTTTTCATACTTCATATAAAGTATATTAAATAATTTTTTAATTAACAACTAAAATTTAACAATATGGGGCAGAACATCTTTTTTTACCGTCAAGTCCTGGTTTTTTACCTTTACACACTTGAACTCCGTAACCATTTGCATAAGCGGAGGGATAGACATCAAACTTTGCTTTTGCTGCCGACTTGCCTCTAGCACATAATTTTGTTCCAGTTTTTTTTCTTCCTTCCATCATCATATCATCGTCATCAATATTCATTGATAATTCCATACCATCTTTTTTTGATTCATTCATTAAAAAATCAAAAACCTGATCCATATTATTTTTCGCTTCTGCAATATGATCTTGCGCCCAATCGTGGCCATTCTCTAGAATTTCCTCAACCATGCTTTCATCTAAATCCAAAAGCAAATCACATTGTCTTCTCATTTGTTGTAAATTAGAGAAAAACATATATCTATTAGACCTTCCTTCTTCTTCTTTTAAAACTTTTCTTAATATTTGACTAATCCTATCCATAATATTTTTAATTATCCATTTAATCCGTTTCCAGAACCAATTAATACCATATTTAATTGTGTTACCGGTGTTCCATAGCCATCTGTCCACACTGGATGTGGAGGTGAAACTGCGGTAGATCCTGTGAACTCACAATCTGTAACACAAATAAATGTTTCCGTATTTGCACTTCTAGGTGGAATTTCACAGCTACAATCGGAATATGGTACAGAAATTGTGTAAACACTAGAAGTTATAGCTTCAATAAACCCATAAACTTCAAAGCAATCACATTCTACATCATCACATATTGTGTAGAAATTACCAATTGGCCATTCAGTAAATTGACTTGGATTTATTAAAATAACTGACTCAGTTGTACAAGCTGAAGCTAAAAAAGAAAACTCGTTATTCTGTAGACACTCTAAACAATTGTCATACCTACTTACTATAGTACTTATAGTATCATCAGCGGGGTCTGAAGTTTCAGAATTAATAGTATAACAACCAGACGATGTTTCACCTGTAAAACCAAGATAATAAGTACCTCCTATCATTAACGAAGATTCACCAGAATCAACTATTACTGTACCACCACCACAATTTGTTATTAAATAATTTGCCATTTCTATATTTTTTTACTTTTTATTCACTATTTGGAACTTGATTGTTCTTTTATAAGTATTTATTTCTCCGTTAGAAATCACTTTTAAATCAACAAAATATTCGTTTGGAATCTTATCTCTTGTATCAAAAATGAAATAGTATTCATTTGGAGTTTTATTAAGTTTTGTCCAATCTTGAACCTGAACTTCTGTTTGTCCTTCTCTAACATAGACCCTATAATATGAATCTACATTTGGTAACCTTTTATTGGTTGTGTATGCTTGTTTAATTATTACGCCAACTTTTCTTATGTCGGTATTTAAAATCTTTTCGTCTTGTTTGATACCAAAGAAATCAAACCCATAAACTTTAGGATCTAAAGTTGTGGTCCCTATTTGAAAGGATGATTGGTAAGGATAAACAACAAATTCATTTACCGTATTTGGAAGTGTGAAATTATTAACTTTTATGTTTGACCAAACATCTGTTAAAATGCAATTTGGTTTTATCCCCAAGAGTGGTGGTATTGTAACTTCATAAACACCTTTTGTTCTTTTACAAGTTGGTAGATTAACAAGTCCAGTTATTGGGTCACCATTCTGGTCTATAATTGTAACAAGTGGATTTTGGTCCAGATTTAAAAAGTCACCATCTTCATATGTGTAAAGATAAAGTTTGTTAGTTTTACCAAGTGCAAAGTTATTTCTACTATCATCAATTAAATCATTGTAAGATGTCTCAAGTCGTGGTTCATAAAATGTTTGCGTATGTCTTGAGAAAAATCCGGTATAGTAACTTTTTGTATTTCCGGTTAAGTTCTCAAGTTGTGGTAAAAAAGATATACCCCAACCAACTGGATTTGTAAATGAACCATTAAGAACTGAGTCTATCTCATTAGTCATATCAAATTCAATGTCCTCGTTCCCAAATTCAAAATGTTGCACGTCAAGAATTGTAAGAGCTGAAAAATTAAAGACTCCTTTATTTAAATTATTATAAATTCCTGGTTGTTCCCAATTGTATATTGTTTCTCTTTGTACCCAATTTGAGGGTCTATCAGAGTAGTTCCTATCATTTTCAACTGGGTTTACATCATTAAAATCATAACCAACACCTTCGTCCCAATTTTGTGGTAATGTTTCATTAAAATCCGTATATGGGATTCTCCAAAGGATTAAATCAAATGATGTTGCCCTTTCTTTTTCGTCTGAAGTTTTTGTGTTTAAATAATCCCTACTAAAAGATCCGGTATTTGTCATTCTTAAAATATGTTTGATATTTGTGGAGCAACCCGTTGAAATTATACCTTGATTGTATTTTTCCATAAGAGATTCTAAATCAATATCAAAAATGTATCTTGAAAATCCGGTTGGGTCTTTAACATTACCATCACCATAATATAACTCAACGATAGGGTTTCTACCGGTATTTGTTAGACCACTATAAACAATTGTATTATTTCTACTGAAATATGAATTATGAATTGACATTTATGTTTTTTATATAAATATCAATTAATTCTAATATTTTGATTTAGAATTGTATTTTGTGCGTTATTAAGTAAAGTTGTTATATCAGAAACTTTGACACCATTATTTGGTTCTTGTATTGGTTGGATTCCAGGAAATGGATGAACGTGATTTGTTAAAAACTCAACAATCTTACTTATTAAATCTAAAAGCTCTTCACCTCTTACCATTGAACTTGTATTTGGTTTAATTTTATTTACAAATTCTTCTTGGGTTATACCATATAACGTGTCTTTTAAATCAATTTTATTACTACTTGGTTTTTGACTATTATGTGATAACATATATAAAAAATCCCCACCCATTACACCATATGTAACTGGTGTTTGGTTGTATTTAATTTTATTGATTGTTTGTGTTGTGTCACTGGCTTGAGGACCAACAGTGTCCTTATTCCATAATAAACCAAAACCAAAATAGCTATCAGCCGGATTAAATTTTACATTATTATAAATGTTTGTAATAAAACTAAATATTTCAGGATCATCACTATTTCTTAGTTGATTTGTCGTTGGGTTAGGACCAAAAACAAATGGGAACTGACCAACTAAATTTGCGGCTCCACCACCAGCAGGGTATGAAAAATTCAAATTAGGAAAATTAACCCAACCATTATTAACACCCTTAATGTATTGATTAACAATATCAATGACTTCCTGTTGTGAGTATCCAGTAAATTCAAATCTACTTCCGGGTATTGGGTCTGTGTTGGTTGTGCTACCACTAGATAAATCAAAAGTTGCTGTTAATGTTTCTGGTGTTTCTTTAACACTATTTAATCTGACGTACCCATCAATTGTTTGTCCGGTTAAATTTATATTTGTTATTGACCACTCAAGATATAATTTAACGTATCTATCATCAAAGGTGGAAATAGTAACATCCTCAGTTCCATCATCAACAATTGTTAAATCGTAATTTGATAATTGTACAAACGATCTATTTGTATATGGTTTTGGTATTTGATTTTCATTATTTAAAGTATATTTTCCGGCACGGATTAAAACATCATTCTTTTTTAAAATAAAATCTGTTGTCCCACGACTAATTAATGCGTTATCCCCAGGTTCTGGATATAGACCTTTATATTGACTTTTTACTTCACCACTTTGTTTATCTCTAATATCGTCGGCTTGTTTTAAGTAGTCACCACTTGCGAGCATTTGTTCGGAGTTTTTATAGTTCTCCCTAACATTATTCCAAGGCCTTGTAATTGGTCCTTGAACATAAAATTTATTAGCATCTTTTGTTTCTTCCCTAGTTGAATAAATAATATTTACATACTCATCAACTTCAGGAATTTGATTAACATAATAAGGTAGTAAAGGCAACGTGACAAATGGGTCAACCTTTGTCCAGATTAAGTTCTTTTTATTTTCTTCCCAACCTTCCGGATATGCTTGTAATTCATTTTCTGTCTTATAGGGTAAGACCCTAATACGACCAAGCATAAGTGGATCCTTGTTGTCAAGAACTTTGCCAGGTATTATAATTCTTTTATCTACCATTCCTAGATTTGTATTCCTTTAATATTTTATTATAAGTAACCTCAAGTTTATCTAAATGGTTAGTTAGTTTTATTACGTGATCTTTTGTGTTATTAAAATCTAACATAATAAAATCCATTACCGTTTCTAATTGTTTATTAGACGATGTTTTATATTCGGATATTATATCCAAAATTTCTTTTGATGTTATCTTTGGTGATTCATTAAAGTGATTTTCCATAAATTACTTTTGGTATTGTTTGTCCTATTGGGGTTATTGATAGAAAATCAACAGCTACTTGAACTTGTCCATTTTGTGATTGCTCTTTGTCAATACCATCAATTATTCCTTTTACTGCGGCAAGCATTAGGTTTGGACTCCCATCTGGCATAGGCCCAGTAGGTAACCCAAGTTTTTCAAACTCCTCAATCACATTAAGTGTTGCTCTACTAGCCGAAAACCCATCAACAAATTTTGAAGCCAAAAGAAGTGGTAACGGAACCTGATCCCCAAAACTTTTTTTAGTTAAGTTTAAAAGATTTTTTAAATCATCAATTACACTTTTACATTTTCTAAAATCTGTAACAATTTTAGCAATTGCCAATAAAATTTGGGTCAAAGCTAAAATTACCGCAATTTTTTTATTTTGTTTTTCTTTCAGAATTTGACCTGAAATATCTTTTATTAAATTTTTAATATCTTTAACAATTATATCAAAAATTATTTTTATAAATATTGCACCAATTTTTGTCGCAACATTTATAAAGAATGTTCTAAATTTTTTATAAAAATCTTCATACGAATTAATAGTATCCATAATGTTATTCCCAAGTGAATACAAAACAGCCGCAAATGGTAAAATAACTTTTGGTGATAAAACGGTCATAACAACTGCCTTTGGGAATTCCCTAATAAAGTCACCATCAATATTAATTTTTAATGGTAACCAATCTGGATTGTCTGTTAGAGCTTTAGTTAAATTTTCAGCATTATTAATACTATTACTATTATTTGATCCCGGTATAAAATTTAAACCATCAATAGCGTCTATAATCGCTGATTGATTTATTGGTAATTTTACATTATCACATTCTATAAATTCTGCAACACCATTTAAAACATTTGATGTTTGCTCATTTATGAAATTGATATCAATCTCATCAAATTCAAAAAAAGAGTCGTCAACATTATCAAGTTCTGATACTTTTGCAGAACCAGAAACATCAATTTCTTCTGTACTATCAAAACAAAGACCTAGAACTCTTTGCATAATTAAAAATAACTTTTGTAACCCACCAATTTCATTCTCTCCGTCTCCTTTTGCGATTGAAATTGCTCCAGTTAAAATATTCATTAAATTTGCAAAAACATTTTTTAAATCTATGGGATCAATAGTTTTGTAATAATCCTTTAAGAAATCTTTTACTTTATTACCGGTCGTTCTATTTGCAAGATTTACCCTGAAAAAACTTCCAGGGTTTCCGTTACCATCTAACTCAACATAGGCAATGTCAAATAAATCTTGTGTTGATATACCTTTATATTGTTGTGAATATTGAATTGTGAATGGTTGGTTCAGATTTTGAGTTCTATTATACAACTCTTTATTCATTGGAAATGGTTTTGACGGGTACTGCAAATTCCTTGATTCGTAAACAACCTTTCCAATCTTAGTCGTTGGGTCAACCTCCAATTGTGTTAGGTAATCAATAGATGTTAATTTAATATAAATGTCTTGGTTTGCACTATATGTTTGATCTTGTGAACAACCAGCCGCAGTTAAAACCTCATCTTCTAATAACTCTAAAATTTTTGGTTTTAAATCTGTTAATGCGGTAATAAATCTGTTAATAACATATTTTTGTACGGACCCACCCGTTTCATATTTTCTTAATTTTTCTGGGTCAAATATTTTTGATTCATTTAAATTTTTACTAAAAGCGTCTTCGGCTGACAAAAATTTGATATTAAGAATTTGGTCTAATTGAGTTAAATTATTCTTTAAAGCCTTTTGTGTATTAGCTTTCTTTTTATCATATTTTTTTTTATAACTATTGTATGTTCTAGTTACCTTTTTTTTATTTTTCTCAAAAGTATTACCATTCTTTTTTTTAAGTCGCTCAATATCCTTTATTAATTTTCTATAAGTTTTGTTTTTTTGTATTGAGTCCCCAATTGATTCATACCCCTGATCTATATCAATTACCATTATTTTTTCATTTTATAGGTGTTATCAGTGGACGTATCTTTGTCAATTAAATTTTTGAATATATCGCCATCCAAATCTAAATCAGATAAGGTTATTTCTTCTTGTCTATCACTTGATTTTTGCCAAATTTGAGCCTGGAGTTTAGAAAGAGATAATTTCTTTTCAACGCAGTCGTTTATTATCTTTTGTTGTTTCTCAATTATAGGACCAATAAGTGTCATATCCTCCGGTTCCTTCATCATAGTTAACATTTTATTTTGAATTCTGACCGCAGTACTTCTCTGCTCAACAAGTTCATTATATATCTCTTGCATAAGAGATAACATAGATTCTTTTGTTAAATTAATTTCTTTCTTTTTAGGACGCATAATAATAAATATTAATCTTTTAAAATATCTTGTAATATTTCTAAGTAAAGTTTTTTGAACTTCTTCATAGAATTTCTAATTTCTTTAGTTGATAGGTTTGTCATCTCTCTCAATTCAAAGAGAATCACATTTTTATTAAATTTATTATTCCCAGATTCAGGAAAGGTTAAACCGTAATTTTCAAATAAATCGTGTATCGCTTGACCTAACTTTGTTTCTTCTGAAGTTATTTTTTCGTTATTTTCTAAAACATCTTTTAACTTTGATAAAAACTTTTTAATAATTTCATCCGTTGATATTTCTTCATTGTCAATATAATAAATCATATCTGGTGTGTGTTCTAGATTTGAGGAAATATCTTCGTATGGTATTTTACGATTTGTTTCCTTTTGATCCTTCATTATTTGACCCATCAGATAATTTTTACATATTGTTCCAAAATATGAATAGGCCTTTTTTTCTTTTGATGGTTTAAATTTATCAATTTTTGTCATCAAAAAAGAATGTGTGTCAATATGAATCTCATCAAAATTCATATCTTTTCTGTATAATTTGTATCTTCTAATAATTGAAGATATCATTTTATCTAAAGGGTCTCTTAAAAACTGATTGTAAATTTTGTTTTTCTCATCAAAAGTTTCAGCAGTTAGATAATTTCTAACTGCCTCTTCCTCTCTTTCTGCGAAATACGCTGTTGTTTTTGGTTTTCTCCCTTTCTTTTTCTTTAATTCTTCTGTTAAATTTACATTTTCATCAACCAGCATTAAACTTCTTGTGGTTCATACTTTATCTCTCTATCCTTAATAAATAGATATTCTTTCTTAGCCAAATCAATCCAAAATCTAACTTCGTCCTCAACCATTTTATCCTCACCATTTTTATAGTTCCAGAAAATAGATCCTTCTCTCAAATTCATATGTTTGTAACCAATTTTAGGTATTGTTAAGAATTTAACATCATTACTTGTCATTCTTAAAAAGAATTCATAACCAAATGTTAATTTAAATGATTCCTTAACCATGCCATATTTTGTATATGAACTTTTTCTCATTACAAGACCAGAGAACTGGAAGTTTTGGTAAGTAAGTAATGTGTCGTGATCTAATCTTCCCATTTCATTTGTGAAGTTTGCAGCAAACGTTGCTTCATTTGTAAAACCAACAAACACACCTTTATCATCAACATCAACAACAATTGGCATAAACGCATCAATTTCTGGGTAGTAAGTCATATAACTTTTTACATTTTTAAACCACACGTTTGAATACTCATCGTCAAACTCCAAAACAGACACCCATTCCGATGACGCTTCGTCAACACCAGCATTTACTTGTCCAGCAAAACTTGGTTTCCCTTCGTATTCCCTTAAAACAACATTAAGGTCTCCAAAATCAAATGAATTAAGATGTTCTTTAAGTTTATCCTCACTAGTGTGAACAATGACAACTTCATCTACAAGTCCGTCTTGATTTTTAATAGATGTGATACATTTTCCAAAAAATTCATCAAAGTCAACAGCTCTTGCTGATTTGATAGGTAGTATTACCGAGATAGTGTTTTTATTTTCCATATTATTCAGTTGTTTCAAATTTAGTTAATTGCTCTTCAAATGATTTTCTTCTTGTATCAATCATATCTGAGAATACATAAAGGACTTCATTTTTAAATTTTTCATAATCATTATACTGACTTACAGTATTTTCCATTTCAGTATAAAGTTCTGGGTTAATATTATCCTCAAGCCAATTCTGAATAAAATCAGCAACAACATCAACCAGAATAGTTTTATTTGCAATCCAGATACCATTATTTTCATTTAACCATTCTGGTTGTAGATGTGGTAATTGACCAATAACTGGGATACCCATTTTCATTGACTCAAGTGGGTACGTCCCAAACGCACTTGTTGGGTCAACCCATACAGAAAGAAAACTATCTTTTAGATTATTTGCAAATTCTTTTTCCGTCAAACCTCTCATATCCCTAAATGTAATCCATCTATATTGTGGGAACTTAACATAGAATTGTTTGATGATGTTTGCAGTATCTCTTTGATCTCTTGAGTGAATGGAGATAATTGTTTTTGGTGGAAGCTCTGGTTTTTCAAACGTATCACTAATAACTGGTGAAATGATTTCAAACGAGACTCGTCTCATTACTTTTTCAATGTGTTCCTTTTGTGTTTTTGACGTTGTAATACATTTAAAGAAACTCATTTGTTCCCAGGTTTGTCCAGGTTGTAAAGTCTCAAACATATGGTCATAAGCTTGTGTGAGAACAATTTTACCACAAGGAAGGTTTTTAACCTGATCCATAATGTAACCAAAAATTTCAGGGACAATTAAAAGGTCGTCCGGTGAAATCTCAAGGTTTCCTTCATCAATAGATTTATGCGGTAATTCTGACATATATTTTTCACCAAGCCACTCACCAACACCAATGTATTCTTTGTTTTCGTGAAGAATAATTGGGTTATAACCGTCTTCTTTTAAAACCATTGCCATTTGATAAACGTATCTTAAAGATGCTTTAGCGTTACCCTTGGTATCCTGCACAATAAAATACAATCTAGATTGTTTGTCATTCATACTTTGAATGGACTTCTCAAGTTTTTTTATTTGTTCTGTGTTCATACTAATTTATATTTTATTTATTATTTTCTTAAACATAAGTGTGTTAAAAGCTATTTTAAATGGTATTGATAATTCATTACTATTCATACCAAGATTCTCATCAACTTCGTTAGCCTCAGTAAGTAGGGTGTCAACCATGCCTTTAATAATTTCATATTTCACAATATGAACTTGTGATTCACCAGACTGACCCTCAATGTTAACACAAGATTCTATTTGGTCTAAATCAATGTAGTACATTTCATTAAATAATTTAAACATAACTTTTTAGATTTTTTAAAATTTGATTTAATTCAGATAGTGAGTTAATTTCATATTCCGAACTAATTTGTTTATTGTATTCTGTATTATATTTTATAACCAGTTTGTCTTCTGGTTTGTTTAATAATAGGTAAGGGTCTGCCGTAAGTAAAATGTCCACACTATCCCACATTGCATTTTTTGTAACTTCACTATAAAACAATACCTGTTCAATAAGACATCCAAATTTTGATAAGAAAAAAAGTGAGGCCGGTTTTGATTTACCAATTTCATTTGACACAATTAAAATATTAAACTCGTCCCGGTTATCGTAATAAAAATCATTAAGTAGATTAAATGAATTCATTTCTTTTGATGGTGCGTGACCGAAAAGTTCCATTGTATATTCTTCGTACATAAATGAAAAAAGTTCTTCTGAATTTTTAAACTTAAAGTGACTCATAAGTTCAAGAGAGTCTACCTCACTTGTTATTTCATAAACAAAGTCATCTTCTTCAGTTGTCTCAACTTCGTTACTAGACTCACCAGAAAAAGAAAGTTCAAATGTTCTATTAACAACATCTGACTTTTCAATTAAATACTTTTCATAAAGTTGTGTAAATTTTAAAATGGTATCCCTTAAAACACCATTAATCTCAATTCCTATTCTCTTCATCGTATTTCTCAAGAATTTTACTAATTAATGGGTTTCTTACATTTTTCGCATTTTTAAAATCGTAAACCCCAATATTACTTACATTTTGAAATCTTTGTAGAGCATCGTAAAGTCCAGATTGTCTTTTATCTTTATACCTATCTGTCTGCTCAAGATCACCAGAAATAAAGAATTTACTATTAAAACCAATTCTTGTTAATAATAATTTCATTTGATTTGGTGTTGAGTTTTGAGCTTCCTCAAAAATTAAAATTGAATTATCTATATTCATACCCCTCATATAAGCAAGAGCAAACACCTCAATGATTTCGGTCTCCTTTAATTTTTCTCTAGCTTCCTTACCAATTATTTTATTAAGTAAGTAGTAAGATGGGAAAATATAAGGGTCTAATTTTTCCTCAAGATTTCCAGGGAGGGCTCCAAGTTTTTCTTCGGCCTCAACTGCCGGACGAACAATGATTATTTTTTCATATGAATTCGTTGGGTCCATAAGTAAATCAACAGCGGCCTTCATTGCAATAAAAGATTTACCAACACCGGCAGGTCCTGAACAAATAGTTATTTCACTTTGTTTTAGGATATTATAATATTCTTCCTGGTTTGGGGATAGAAATTTATTTTTTTGTTTTCTCTTAACTACCGAGTTGATAAACTCTTTTTTAGAAAATGGTTTGACCTCCTGTTCTTCAGTGGGTAATGGGGTTTTCTTTCTTGTCATATTTATTTTCTTATAATAGTATAATTGTTTTGGAAATACTCAATAGTTTGGTTTTGTGGTTCCATAATAATCTAACCAATATCCAATCATCTCATCTAACATAGTTTCAAAAGTGTATTCAGGAACCCAATTAAGGTCTTTTCTTAATTTTGTTGAGTCACCTTTTAAGTTATATAATTCTTCAGGTCTAAAATGTTTTTCATCTATAATAACATAATCTCTAAAATCCAACCCCAATTTAGAAAAGGTGTATTCACAGAGGTCTTTAACAGAATGTGAAATACCTGTGGAACAAACATAATCATTAGGTTTATCTGCTTGTAACATCATCCACATAGCCTTAACATAATCCTTGGCGTGACCCCAATCTCTGGTTGCGTCAAGATTACCTAAATGTAATTCATTTTGTAAACCAAGACTAATTCTGACAGCAGCCTTAACCACTTTATTTGTTACAAAGTTTGTTCCTCGTCTTGGTGATTCGTGATTAAATAAAATCCCATTCCATATTTTCATATCATAAGAATTTCTATAATTTCTACAAATATTATATGAAAATACTTTAGCACAACCATATGGTGATACAGGATTCATTGGAGTTGTTTCTCTTTGATACCCGTCCTCATCAATCATATTACCAAACATTTCGGATGATGATGCTTGATATATTTTTGAATGCGACGATACCATCCTTACTGCTTCAAGTAAGTTTAAAACACCAAGACCGGTTGCGTTTGCCGTATAGATTGGTTGATCAAATGAAATCCTTACGTGTGATTGTGCCGCCAAATTATATATTTCATCTGGCTGGACTTTTTGTAAAACCCTAATTAATGACGCCATATCGGTAAGATCTGCGTACTCCAAATTAATTCTGTCAAAAATATGATTAATTCTTAATGATTGTGTTTCAGAAACTGAATTTCTTTTCACAATACCCCAAACCTCGTAATCTTTATCTAATAAAAATTCGGCCAAGTATGAACCGTCTTGACCGTTAATCCCAGTTATTAATGCAATTTTTTTACCCATTATTAATTATTTTACAAATCTTTTTTATTTCTTCTAGTTTTAAATTCTGGTGGTTCGGTACATAAAATCCAAACTCGTTAATTTTTTCACAATTAGGTAAATCAAGAAAACCATAATTCTCATACCACATTGGTTTTTTTGACATATTACCAGCGATTAATGGACGAACCTCAATTTCATTTTTAATAAGTTCTTCAATAATTTTTGTTTTATTTTTACTTACAATTGGATAAGCAAAATTGGATATAAAATTATCTTCATCTATTTTAATGTTAATTTCATTATTTTTTATATTTGACATATACTCAGAAAAATTGTCATTTCTTTTTTTGGTGTAACCATCTAATTTTTGGATGGCTCGTAACCCAATAAAAGCCTGTAAATCTGTTGACCTAAGATTAAACCCGGGTAAATAAAAATTATATAAAGAATCAAAATTACTTACATTATATTTTTCTCTTAATTCATTTTGTTTCTCAACCGGTAAGTCCCTATCCCATCCGTGACTACGCATCATTAATAATGCGTGGTAAAAATCCTCATCATTTGTATTTATAAAACCACCCTCAATCGTACTTAAGTGATGCCCAAAATACATTGAAAAAAAAGAAGCAAACCCAAAAGACCCTAGATAATTATCTTTATATTTTGACCCCATACTTTCGCACACGTCTTCCAAAAGTATAACATCATATTTTTTACATAAATAAATTATTTTATCCATATCTGGGACCAAACCAAGTGGTGAAACTAATATAAAAACAGATGGAGTTTCTTTCTTAAAAATTTCTTCTAAATGATTTATATCACAAGATAAATCATATAAGTTACAATCACACATAATTGGTTCCATACCCAATAACATTGGAGAACTAACGTCGGTAGCCCAACTTAAACCTGGTATAACAACTTTTTGATTTTTAAGTTTATTTGTATGTTTTAATACCGCAAGTGTTAGTAAAATTGATGATGATCCAGAATTAACAAAAACAGAATATTTTGTCCCAATTTTTTTCGCCCAAAGGGTTTCTAACTGGATAGTTAAATCACCTTTTGTTAATCTCGGTATTTCATCCTGTGACAACCAATCAACTAGAGCTTCAATATCACCTTTATCTATTGTGTCATTTACTAATTTTATCATAATAACTTTTATAAACTAATTTTATTCCTTCAGACAATGATAACGGATTAAAATCTGGTAGTAAATATTTTAGTTTATCAATACAAACATCCTTTCTATGTTGACCATTTGGTTTAGATAAATCCCATTTAATTTCTATATTTTCGGCATCACAAGCTTTTAACGCTATTTCGGCCATTTCTTTGATTGTTAAATTCTCATTACCCGCGACATTAAAACTATCGTAAATATCATTTGATATAACATCATAAATAATTTTAGCAAAATCGTCGGCATACATAAATTGTCTTAATGGTGTGCCATCACCAAATAATGTTATTGTATTTTCATTATTTTCTTTTGCGTCAAAAATTTTTTTAACTAATGCTGTGATAAAATGACTATTTGATTCGTGATCTTTATCACCTAAACCATATAAATTACAAGGTGTCAGATATTGGTATTTTGTTCCATATTGTTTATTATATGAATCAATTTGGACAGCCATACTTCTTTTGGCGTACCCATAAGAAAAGTTTGTTATTGTTGGTGGACCAGAGTGCAAATCATTTTCTTTCATTGGGTAGGATTCCATAACATCCGGAAATATACACGTACTTAGTACCCCAATAAATCTTTTTGTATTTGTTTTTCTTGCGTAATCAATAAGAAGTGTATTCATTAATACATTATCTGTGTAATACTCAGCCGGTTTATTAATATTGTCTAATATACCACCAACCTTTGCCGCTAAATGAACAACAACATCTGGTTTTTGTGATAAATACATAGTTCTAACACCATTTTCTGTTGTTAAGTCATAATCTTTTGAAGATAGATATACTGCGTTAGGTAAGAATTTACGTAAACTTTTTCCGACCAAGCCAGATCCTCCGGTAACTATTATTTTGACCATATTAATTAATTTTTTTTAAAAATCCGTTAATATTAAATGTTGCATTTTTACCAAAAAAATCACAAATTTCTCTGTCTATCTCATACCCGGTATTATTTGTCAAAAATTCATCAATAGCTTTAAGAGGACCACCACCATAATCTTTGTATCCTAGTTCATTTAAGACACCATCCTCAACAATAAAGTAAGAACCTTTAGTAACTAAATGGTTAAACATCAATAAACTTTTCTTAACGTCCTGGTAGGTATGTGAACCGTCATCAATTACCAATATATTTTTAAATCCAGATGTGTTATTTAAGTCGTAAGACTCATAACCACCTAAAAATCTTTTTATATTTTTATTATTTAAAACTAATTCATTTGTCACCATATCAACAATGTCAATTGTATGTACAATACCATATCCATTTAATTGCTGTAAATCAGATAGATACAATGATCCACCACCAGCATTTGTCCCAATTTCTATTATTAAATCTGGTTTTACTTTTGATATTATCATTTGGTACAACACATAATCAAAAGGACACCTTATCGCTTTTACACCCCTATATGTTACTTTATGATGTCCGTCACATATAGTTTGGAGATTAAAATTAACCGTATTATCCATTTTTATCTAATTTTTTTGCTTTACAGATAATAAAATCTTTAGTATCAATATTTTCTTTTAAGTCGTGAGTTTGATAATCTTGGTACCAAATCTTCTCAATTTCAAAATAACCATTTAGTAGTTCATTCATCTTATCCTCAACAATATAAAAAGTTCTATGCCACTTCATTGAAGCTGGTGTTTTAGGTTGATTATAGGGTGTTGAGAAGATTATCGTCCCGCCAGACTTTAAAGCTTTATGAAAATTAAACATTAACCTTTCAATATCAGGTTCATCAAAATGTTCAACAGTCTCAAAAGAGACAATTAAATCAAATTTATTTTCAAAATCAATATCAAGTAAATTATTTTTATAAAATTTTACTTTTTTTTCATTTTCATATCTTTTTGTTATTTCGTCAATTGTTATTTGATCAATGTCAACACCATAAACCTCCTTACTTATTTCTGATAACATTAAACTTCCGTATCCGGAACCACATGCCATATCACCAACAACATAATTTTCTTTGACTTGTGTTTTAGCCATCTCGTATCTTTTATAATGTGACTTTTGGTATATGTTAAAATTATTATAATTCATATTATAATAATTAATGTCCATTCTTTCTCCATCATTTTCTAAATTCATAATTTTTATTTTTAACTAAGTTTATTTCGTCATTTAAGTTTTTATTATATAGACTACTTATTTGGTGTTTATGCATTCTATTTGTAATAAGATAATCTGGTAATACACAAGGTAAACCATATCGCGCATAAAGAGAATAGTAATAATCACAATCCATTAACATTGTTAGGTTCTCGTCAAAAAATAAGATATCATCATTAATAAATGACAACACAGATGGTGAACTTATTGTATTGACACCGTATAATATTTCATCATTCCAAGATGGTATCATATATCTTTCATAGTTAATACCATCTTTCGTGTGGCAACAACCATTGACCAACCAATTACAAGAATTCTCGTTAAAAAAATTATAAATTAAATTTAGAGAATCATTGTTAATAAAAAAATCATCCTGAAACATTATCTTTATAATTTCACCATTAGCTAGCTTTAACCCATTATTCAAATTAGCCGGACTATTACCTCTATTTTTTTCGTTTCTAACGTAGATAATATTTAAATCTTTAAACAATAAACACAAGTCCCTAATTTCAGAATTTATACTATGATCTGAAATTATAATTTCAAAATCATTATATGTTTGTGTACCAATAGATGTTAATAGTTGTTTTAAGAATTTTACACCGTACCCATATTGTTCCCAGGTTGGTATTACTATTGAAAACTTCATATACTTTAATATTAAATTTTAAACCTTTTTTATACAATCTTTTAAGTGGTCTTCCTACTTAATAGGAACAGTGTCGTCAGATAAATTCATATTTAATCTATATTAAAAGTTTTATTTTTCCCTCAAGTCTTGACCAAAAATCAGTATAATTTTTTGCTAACTCAAAATTAGTTTTAATATATGGTAACATCTCAAAATATGTTGCATCATTTAACATATTTTTCTTAGTTGCCAAATCTTCAATAGATTCTATAATTATAAAACCCCTAGTATCAAAATAGTCACCTATGTTTGGACATCCCCAGTAAATTGGTATTGTACCAGTAACTAAACAATCAATAATTTTTTCTGTAAACCAGTTATCCATTTTTTCATTTTCAATAATAAGTGAAAATCTATAATCTTTAAGCGCTGTAATTTTATTTTCAATTGGGTTATAACCATTACCAAATAAATCTAATTCAATAAGATTACTTTGTATAATGTTGTGTCTTAAGTTATGTCCAATTGTTTTACGTTTAACTGATGCTATGATTGAAGTTTCTTTTGTTTTTTCGTGTATTTTCCGATCTTCATTCTTAATCCAGCAGGAACCAAATGGGAATAAAACGCTATTTGAACACTTATTAAGTATATCCTTATTCCAAGTAAAAATTACATTAAATTTATTTTGGTTGTTTATTATTGCTTGTGTTGTATTCATAATTGATGGTGGCTCAATCTGCACTAGAACATTTAAATCAGCGTCTAAAGTATTTGCTATTGTATCAAAAGATATTGAAACTTTTTTATCAAAAAAAAGCTCGTTATGGAGTGTCCCAAGTGTTATTACTTTTATATTCTTTCCCATCTTTCTGGTATTAAATCCTCTGTATTATGGTTAGTATTTGTCCCAAACCAAACTTTAGGTGCAAAAACTTTTTTATTTTCATTATTGTTTAACCAAGCTCCCCACCAAGAAAATGTTGAGTTTGCAATTATATTATTTTTACATAAAGACATTAAGTATAAATCTATGTAATCTTGATTACCATCAATAAAAACCAGATTTTTATTTTCAAAGGTTAAATTTTCCTTACACCAATCAAGATCATCTGAAAAAATTAATATATTTTCAGAGTCTATAATGTCAATAGAATTTTGATAATATTTTAAATCACAAGTAGGATGAATTCCAGGATACTTTAAGTAGTCACCCCTTCTTACGTGTAGTGAGCAACTATTTTCAAAATTAACGTCTTTATATTTTTCCTTTATTATTTTTTCACTCAACTCATCAATAGAAAATAAATTTAATATCTCATTTCTATTTTTAAAAAAATATTTTTCACTTTGGAAATACCCGGATAATAAGATATTTGGGCGATAATTAATTTCTTTATAATGAAAATATGGTTCTTGGTAAAGACCATTATAAATTACCTGGTCAAACTCAAGATTTCTAAAAATATTATTTTTGTAGTTAGAAATCCCTTTGTGGACGGTAACACTTCTTTGTTCGTCAAGTATTAATTTGTCATTGTTATTAATTGCTAACGAATACGCTGCAGCAATCTGAAACATATAATTACCAAGACCACCAGCTAAACTAACACTAATCATTAATCCAATTCCAAGTTTTTATATGTTCTGTTAATTGTTCTTTATTCATTGACATAATTCTATTATACTCATTACCATTGTGGGCGTACATTGGGTTTGATCCAGAGCTATTATGTGTCCGATGATGTGTTAGATGATATAACACACCATCAACCCTATAAATACCATATCCCATCTTTTCAATTCTTCCAATTCTTTCCCAGTCCTCGTGTCCCCAGGATATAAAATTCTCATTCTCAAGACCAATTTTTGTGTATGCATCTTTATTAAAGAATATTGCACCACCAAGTGAGTTTGGGTTAAATAACGTACATTCATTTAAATTTATTGTATCAAAATTGTTTGACTCAACGTTCTGAAAATACTTTGGTGGGATGTCATAGAATTTTCCGGAATATGGAAATGCAAAATCAATACCGGTATTAAGTGCAAACCGGGCTGCAATATATTGATCTGGTTTAAACAAAACATCAACATCATAATTAACAACAATATTTGTCTTTGACATTTTTGTCATAACATTTAACATTCTAGTTCTGTGAAATAAAGTGTCTTCAGTTTGTTCAAATAAGTAGAGTACTTTATTAGAAACAGATTTAACAAACTCTTCATTTGATTCTTTATCCGATTCCATCACAATAATGTTGGTATCAAATGTTTTTTCTAAAAACCCAATTGTAATTTTAAAATTTCTTTTTCTGTCTTCACTATCAAATCTTATTGGGATAATGAAAGTAACATCTTTAAAATCTATCATATTATCTATTATTGTAAAAGTATTTGATGTTGTTAACTACAACTTCTTGGTTTACTAAAGGTGTTTCTGTTGGTGTAATTCCGTGTTTTTTCTTATACCACTCAGTACCTTTTATAAAGTTATCATTCCACTCCGGAGTTCTTGCTATTGTACTTTCCTGAATTGAATTTGGAATATCCGTAAGGTACTCCCAACTATTCTCAATATCCGCAAAATACCAGAATGGAGGATGGAACCCATTTTTAATTGCTTGAAAAGTATGCTCAACGTGTTCCCAAGCGTTTTTAAACATTGGATCAAAAAGACCAATTTTGTCAAGAACTGATTTGTGATAATAGGAGAACGCCCCAACACAATTTGGGTATAACGCAATTTTAACTCCTTCAGGATACGGGATAATCATTCTTGGGTTTGGTTCACCATCAACATCTTTTCTATCCTCAAGTGTCTTAAACCCGGTGGACCCTTTCTTGTTTGCCGGACCGTGAAGAGCAAAGTTTAAATGTTTAATTCCAGATATTAACGAATGGTTAATATATTTCTCAAAAACTTTTTCGTCTTTAATTAAAATATCATCTTCCATTAAAAATATATGTTCACAACCTTGGTCCAAAAGATATTGCATTGCCGAATTTTTTGCAGCACCAACACATAGATTTGTTTCGTGTTGGATGATGTGTGCTTGTTCTGGATATGAAGAATTATCATAAGGTGTCCCATCATTTACAATAACAAAGTTTTTAATCCATTTAGGAACAGTAAATGCAGATTGTTTAATTCTATGTTCAGCATTGTATGTTGTCATACCAATACCAATTTTAGAAAAATCAATAACTAATTTTTCCTCAATGGTTTTATTATTTGTTAATCTTACCGGAAATTTATCTTTATATTTTTCCTCAAACTGAATTTTATTTTCTTCCCATTGCTGGTTAGTTTGTCCAATTGACATATGCGTGACTCGTATCTGTGTTGTTACCCCAAGTTTAACACCATTTAAATAATTCTCAAAACAGAAAGGGATTTCATAAAAGTGAAAACCATTAAATGATTCATCAAAACCATTTTTAATTTTTCTTTTATCAACAGCAAAATATAAACCATCTAAAACAACAACTTCTTTTAGTTTATTCCCTTGATCCGGTGAGTATGTATTTGTCCATTTTTTTCCTTCGTGTTTGTGAGACACAATTCCGGTCATTGATTCTTTTAATGTCCACCAACGACCATCAATTAAATCCGTTGTTCCGGCAATTCCGATAATACCATATTCTGGATTTCGCTCAAAAAGTTTTGTTAACTTCTCACCCCAGTTTTTTGTGTCAAATTCCAAATCATCGTGACAAAAAACAACAAAATCATTTTGTGCTTCGTTTAAAATCTCATTGTAAACTTGTGCCAAACTTTTATCACCACCGTTTACCTTTTCAATGACCTCGGTCCTTTTACCACCACCACAAGTTTTTTTCAAATACTCAATTAACTCTGGGTTATGTTTCCTTGTAGAATATCCAATTGTAATCATATACCAGTACTTCCAAATCCTTTATCAGACCTATCTTTATCTTCTATGTTGTCAATCTTTTTAAATGTAACCCATTTACCAGAAACAACCGGACAAATTACGGCTTGAGCAATTTTTTGTCCTTTATTAATTGTTACTTCATTTTTTGCTGTATTAAAAATAATAACCTGGATTTCCCCAGTATATCCTTGATCCACGGTACCGGGTGAGTTTAAAACCATAAGTCCTTGTTTTAAAGCTAAACCACTTTTTGACCTTACTTGTATTTCATATCCATCTGGAATATCAACGTGTAAACCGGTTGGAACTAAAATCCTTTCAAGTGGACCTACGTATAGTTCTTCTGTTGAATACAAATCAAATCCAGAGTCTGTCGGATAAACATATTTTGGTTCAACAGCATCTTGATTACTCAAAGAAAAGTTAATACCCATTGTTGGTTGATATCCATCCATTTCTTTTGCTAACTCTCTAACATCAAAACCAAATTCTTCAGCCATTTTTTCGTAATCTGCGTTTGTGATTGAATCGTCAAACAAATCTTCTATTCCATTTATCATTTTAAATCCTTTAATTTTTTTATAGCTTCAACTAATACCTCAACATCCTTTTCACAATATTCAGATATTTCTTTTATTTTTCTTTCTTCCCAATATGATTTGTGAACATTAGCACCTGAAACCTCACCATCTTTTGGTGTTGGTATACCAAGACAAGAACACATTAAGTCAAGTGAGCCAACAGATGAATAAGCACCATACTGCCAGATTTCTTTTGTGTCAATTGCTTTTACTTCCCAGGGTTTTGTATCGTAAGATGGAAGGATTTTTGATGGCATAATTCCATTGATAATCATCCTTTTTGCAAGCATTGGAATGTCAAAGTTTTTTAAATTATGACCACAAAGATAGAAATCAAGTTTATGACATCTATCAAGAAGGGCTCTTACTTGTGTTAATAATTCTTTTTCGTCTTCACTTGAAAAGGTTTGTTTTTTTACTTCTCCATTGTCTAACACAAAAGCCATTGATACACAAACAATTTTAGCGAACTCCGGAACAAGTGCAGCTCTTTTAACAAATACCTCATCTTTTGAGAGACCTAAGTCTTCCGGAAATCTTTTTTGAAACCAATCAAAGTATTTTTCAAATTGGTCAGATATTTCTGGGTTAAATCTTTGACAAGATTCATAGTCTGGACAGCCACCAACAGTCTCAATGTCAAGAAATAAAATTTTAGTAATTGGAATGGTAATCATAAATTATTTAATTAGGGATTTGTAAAATTCTTTTCGCAATTTAGTTATATTTTGTAAATTGTATTTGTCTTTAACAGTTTCATATAGTCTTTCACCAAGATCTACAACCATATTAGGATTTTCAACAAGTTTCTTAATTGATTTAGCCCAATCACTATGATTTCTAGTTTCATCAACAAGAAGAGCATTACCATCAGTAAACTGACCATTTTTCATCGCGTGTTTTAAATCAATAGTATACGGACCAACATTTGATGCAATTAATGCCTTTTTATAAAAACCGGCTTCAATTACCTTAAGTTGTGATTTCATTCTGTTAAATACGTGATTTTTAATTGGTGCTAATGATATGTCAAACTTAGAGTAATTCTTTGCGTAACTAGTAACAGGTCTTGTCCAAACTCTAACATAGTTCTCATCCATAACACCAGAGTAATCATTTTCTGTAAATGTATCAAGATACTCTTTATATTTTGGTGTAATGATTTTGTAATTGTTTGTAAAAATTTCTTCATACTTAACCCACACAGTTTCATCTGGTCTAATTGGTCTTTGGGTTTTTTCACCTGTAGTTTTATTAATTTCAGTTACACTTCCACGGATATCAAAACCACAAACATAATATTGTAATTTATCTTGTATAGGTGATAATTTACTTACCATACCATCAAGAAGTTTAAGGTCGTGTAAGTGAGATGAACCACCAAGCCAGCCAACTCTAATTTTTTCTGAAGGAAGTGTTGGTTCATTAAATTGTGGGTCCTCTGGGTCAACCCCATTTGGGAATACAATTACATTTTTATTAAACTTTCTAATTTCATTTGCAAAAATTTCGGTAGTTGTTATTACATAATCACAAACTTTTAAATTATTTACAATTTTTTCGTGTAACTTGTTTTGAACAATTAGTTGGTGGATTGGGTGCTCTTTTGTTGGTAACCAGTAATCATCAACATCACCAATTACAACAATACCCATAGATTGTAACATTTTAATTAATTTTGGACAACTATCATAGTCTTGACCAATGTTTCTATGAAAGTGAACTATCTGATAATTTTTCCAAAAGTTTATATCATTTACATTTGGTTGGTAGTTAATATCAACGTGAAATTCATCCGGATACATATTTTGTAGTTTAACGTGGGGATCAACTGATCTGAATTTTCCGACTCCCGATGTATCTGAAGGGATGACTAATACTCTAATTTTACTCATAATTTTATACAATTTACCATTAAATTATAACCCTTATTGAGAAACAAGTCAATTCTGTTTTAAAATAAAAAACCCCTTTATCAAACGATAAAAGGGTTACACATTAAGTATAAATTAAATTTATTTAGAAATCTTTTTGACGTTTGTTACCTTACCCTCAAATATGTGGTTACCAACTCTAAATTTAAACATATCGTTACTTTTTCTAGTTGACTCAACAAGTAAACCATTTTCTTTTAAAACGTCCTCAACAGTTTCTCTTACAATATCTCTAATGGTATCCGCAGATAATAATCCTTGTGGTCTTTCGTGACTTGTTATTTGTTTTTTATTTTCATTAACAGTATCACCCTTTGCGTTAACATTCATAAGTCTTGACGCTTTCTCCACCAAATCGTTTGAAAGTGTTGCTCCACCCATATTATTTGGTTTGTCAATTGGGTGTTCAATCATTAACCTTTTAATTTCGTCAGGTAATCTTGAACCCATAATTCTGTCTTGTGTTGGGATTTCGGTGTGTTGTTGTGTCATTTTAACTTCTTCACCCAAAAATTCACTAGGGATATTGTAGTTGCCATTTGCTGGTTGGAACTCTTGTAATGATGGTGTATTAATAGTTGGACTTTCTTGTACTGTCCCTCTATTAATGTCATTATGTTTTTCCATTATTTTTTTTGCAATAACTAATTTTTGCAATAATTGATCTTCAGAATTCATATTTTTTAAAATGTTGCGTTTATAATAACTCTTGTCATACTTTTGTCACCATTTGGATTGTAGTCTGGTCTCATCTCATTGAAGTTTTCAGTTGTTTCTTTATAAGTTATAATTTTATCAATCCTAAAAAGCCTCCAACTGGGTAGTGGTTTTTCACCTAAATAAGCTCTATGTGAAGCACCCTCAATGTCCCAAGCTCTTAAAACTGGATTACCAGCTTTACTATACCCATAACAAACAGGCTCAACAATCCTTAACCCTTTACCTCCCGGTTCGTCACCATCATAATATACAATAACTCTTTTTTTATTTTTAATTGAGTTAATGATATTATCAATTGATGCTACCTCAACAATAAGATTTTTATATGTATTGTAAAGTTTCATTAAGCACTAGGAGTGGTGTATGGTTTTTCTGGTTGATACTCGTTAACTTTAATTTCGTTAATTCTCTCAAACACGTCTGTTGATGACCCACCATTTGCGGTATCAAGAAAAGTACCGGTACCTTTACCAAACTCATCACCATCGGATATTGCATCTTTGTTTGTTGATGAATATTGATTTACTGGTTTGTAGTCATTTTTTGGTATTAACCTTTTTCTTTGTTCTTCACCTATAACACCAAGATCATTCATTGGTTGACTAAAATCTAATCTTTCTGTTGTTGCCATTAGAGTAGTTTTTTCATTATATCGTTTATCCTTTTTAGGTTTTCTGTAATTTTTATATCATCTACAAAATTACTATGTTCTTTTGATGGTCTATTCATATCGGCAAGCCATCCCATATCATCTACTAATTTTTTATCTACCATCGCTGGCATATTATCTTTTCTTATTTGTTTTGTAACTGAGTCATCAGTTCTTAAATGTTCTAAAGTTCTATCAACCCAACTTTTCATATAATCACCACCATTTAATATATATGGCGCGTCTTTTCCGTCACCACCATAATTATCAAACCAGTTTTTAATTCTACCAAGTTGCTGGTATGTGACGTACCCACTATCCCTTAGTTCCTGGTTTCTATTAAACCCTTCTGTGTTTGCGTCCGCATTTTGCGCATGATCAAAACAAGTCCCAAGATATTCTGTAAGTTCTTTGGGTAAGGTTATTGGTCTATTATATAAATCCTTATTCAAACTACTTTAATTTTTTAATTAGTTTAGAAATATCAATATTTTCTTTTTCTGCAATTTTTTTAATTGATTCTATATTTCTTAAAAGTAATTTATATATTACAGATTCTTCATCAGTATCGTCATCAATATTCTTTTTTGATATTTCTTTTTCATCTGATTTTTTGTTAAGCAAAAGTTCATCAAGAATATTTTTCATTTTTTCTTTTTTTAACTCAACAATTCTTTGTTGGTGATTCTTGTCAAGTTCTGGGTCAAAACCAAAACTCATACATCTTTCATATCTCTCAAAAGGATCTTCAATTTCCAAATCTTTAAAGACACTTATACAGCCTTTAAATGTTTTAACATCCTCACCTTCAATTTCCTCATAACCATAAGCGTCAGAGAAATCCTCTTCGTCAATAATTTCTTGTTCTTCTTCGGATTCTCCATAATAAATTCTTGCCTTGAATGGGAATGTAGATCCGGCTTGACGAATAAGGGCTGCTCTCATATCTTGTGTCCAACTAGTATGTTGACCCATATCAAGAATTGGGATATTTGAGGTGGAAAATGTACCATCATCATCAACAAGCTCCTCAATCTCACCACCTTCTTTTTTTGTTTTGTTATTCTTTGATTTATTTTTTAATTTAAAAAGACTATTATAAACATCTTTTGGATTTAATTTTTTACCTGAATCTAAAATTTTTTTTATTAATTTTTTTAGTTCAGATTCACTAGTTTTATCAAAATCAATTTTGTTGTCTTTACCCTTTGCTTCAGATATTGTTTCAGAAACTGAATAATATAAAGAAATTTTATCTTTCCCATCTTCTAATCGGAAATAATAAGGCTTTCTAAAGTATGGTTTTTCAAACTCTATCATATTTAATTTTATTATAAATACTTTGATTAGTTGTATTTATTAAGAAATAAGTATGGCATACCAAAATATTAACCAGTATAGTTATAAAAAATTTAATCTGAACCTAATTTATGACGGTATGGATATGTCATTGGCATCAGATGAGAGGGATTATAATGAGGAGGTTGTGTTTTCACCATATATAATTGCACAAACATATGGAAATAAAGTCCCGTTTTATTTTGATTTAGATGACTCGGAGACAAGCCAACAAATAAATTTAAATTACAAACAATTTAATCCAAATAATGTTATAGTATCTCAAAATTACTATAACCCAGATGATAAAGACCTTTCTTGTTTTTCAGAATCAAGCAGTTGTGATATTGGATTTACCGGTATTGATAATGGGCTTGTTGATAATATGGACAATCAAACAATTAATTTTACCCAAGGAATTTTCAACGACTCTGTAAAATTTGATAGATTGTTTTTTGATAGAAGGTTAAAATTATTTCAAGTCACAGGGTACACAACTGATGATAGTAGATTTGAAGTTTTTACAAAACAAACCTTATATGAAATTATAAGTAAAGATGTTCCAGGTATTGGTAGATATAATGAACTATATGGTGGGTTTTACCAAGGGTTTTATAAATTATTTGGGTACGACTATGATATTTTTCCAGAAAGGGTAAATAAAGGATGGGCTGTTGAAATGGTCTTGAAACCAAGATTGACAAATGAATACAATCCATTACCAAATGAAACGACATTAAATCAGTTATACCCAAAAAACAAAAATACATTTTTTTATTTAGGCGCTAGAGCTGAAAATAAATTTTACCACTACGCAGATGGTACACCAAATTGTTTTAGTAGATACACAAGAGTTACAACACCACTTGCGAATTGTTTACAAACTTGTGCTTGCTGTAACCAAACTATTACAAATAGTAGATGTATATATCTTTATCCACCAAGATCTGCTGATGGAATTCACGACCCACATTTAAATTATGGGTGCAATGCATGTCAAGGAGATCTTACAAAATCAATAAGTTGTGGTTGTGGGTGTAACGATTATGGATGTCAGACTTGTGGGTGGGAGTGTAGAACACATAATTGTGAGACTATTATAACACCAACACCGACACCAACACCAGAACCAACTCCAGTAGATACTTGTAATACCCCAACCACAACTTGTACACCAACTTGTACAACTTGTGAGGGTTGTCTTGATTGTGTTGATTGCCCATCAACTGGATTCACCTCAATTGAAAATACTTGTGAGTCAGATCCATTATTTGATGTAATGTCAAATAACATCTCATTTAAATTATGTGGTGACCCAAAAAATCCGGGAATCGGAATAAAAGTATTGAAATTCACTGGTGGTTGTGAGACAACTGGAACTTGTGTTACTGGAAATACATATATGACTGGGTATACAATACAAGAATGGTGTACACCTCCAATTTACCCAACCTGTGAAAAAGAAAATCCGGCTTATCTAGATTTTGAACATTGGTTCTTACTTGATGTTGTGTGGAAAAGAGATACAAATCTTAATAACTGTCATTTGTGGTATGATGGTGGACTTGGTGATATAACAGAAAGTGTATATCTTGAGTCACTTGCAAATAACACAATAGCCCTTATTAAGCCACCATACACAAATAAAAAACAACCAGAAAAAATTGATATTGTTCAGTTAAATGATAAATGGCTTGATGATAAGAAATTTAGAAATGGGACTTTACTCATTTATGTTAATGGTAAGTTAATTTACACAATAAAAGATTTTGAAGAGATAATACCAAGAGCTTTAAGTACTGATAAGGAAAAACAAGTTGGGGTTCCTTTTAATGTTTCTTGGGGTGGTGGAACTCAAGGACTTCACGAAAATCTTATCCCACAATCTTGTAGTGGTCTTACGGGCCCTTATATCCAAGATCCTGAACTTTTCCCAACGTCAGTTCTTGATATGTCATCACTTTCTGGTCTTAAAACAGATATCCTTCTTGAACAGGAATTTGCTGGAACATTTGAGGGTGGTATATCACAATTTAGAATGTACGTTGAACCACTTGATTCAAGTGAGATTAGACACAACTTTGAAGTTCTTAAAGATAAATTTAAAATGTTTAACCCATTCTGTCCAGATTGCTCAACAACTTTCTGTGAGCCAAATGATTTTACTTACACAATAAATGATAATACAACAACTACAACAACACATAATATAACAACAACTACAACAACAAATCCATAAGGATGAGTCAAACAATTACAATAAATAGCGTTTATAATGATGGGGAAGAAGCTCAAGTTCTTTTTAAACCAGATAACTCACTTGATGTTATAAATCTGGGTATTGTCGTATTACCATTAACATTTGAACCGGGACTTTTAATTCCACCTCAAGAAATTTATGGGACGTATACAATATTGGTATTAGATGATGATTGTCCGTATATTTTAAATGTACCTAGGCCTACACCAACTCCTACACCTACACCAACACCAACAAGAACACCTACACCGACACCTACACCTACGTCAAGTGTTACACCGACACCTACACCTACGTCAAGTGTTACACCGACACCTACAAAAACACCTACGTCAACACCGACTGCGACACCAACACCAACTCCTACGGCGACTTGGGATATTTGTATTACGCCATTACCATCTGCGTTTACACCAACACCAACACCTACAATAAGTGTTACACCAACGGTTACACCTACAAATACACCAACACCAACACCTACAAAGAGCCCAACACCAGCTGAGCTCGGTATTTATTATGGTAAGGTTAATAAAACAAATATTACACTAGTAGATGTACCATCACTTACATTTGATGCTAGAAATCCTGTCGTGGAGACCTATGTTGAATTTAATGTCGGTCTTGGTTATGGATATATTTTAATACCTACAAGTCTTGCACAACCTTCTAAATTTAGAGATAGTTTGTCAGGATGTAATGGATTTGTGATTCCAACAATACTCAATGGACAAATTACAATTGTTGATGGAGGTGGATTCCCAGTAACATATAACATATACAGAACATACTTCAACTTTAACGGAAATATTTATAGTTGGATGTGTAGTTAATTTAAAAAAGAAAAATAAATTATGATGAGTTTTAGTCTTTCCGGAGGAGTTGAAATTGTAGGGTTTATCTCACCTACAGATCCGCTTGATACATATCCGGTAATTGACCCCTTGTATGGTATTGACGGATTTAGAAACGTCAATAATTTAACTGAACTAAACGCAATTCCTAACTTAAGAAGAAGAGCTGGGATGGTTGTTGGTGTTAGTGGTGGAACTCAATACTATAAATTAAATCCTTCACCTTGGAATGGTACAATAACTGACTGGTCTTTATTTAATACTGGATCACAATTTTCTGGTGGTAGTGGCAACTGTATTACAGAATTATATGTAGAAAATATTCATAGTTGTAACACAGGAATTACAATTCATAATAATGTAACACCAGTAACAGATAATACAATTGATTTGGGTAAACCACTTAAGCGTTTTAGAGATATTAACACGGTAAATGGAACCTCTAGTATATGGACATCAACCACAAAAGTTAATACACCACAAGTTGATTTAGGTCTTGATAGTTTAGGAAATTCAAGAATTATAACAGCCAATAGTTCAGTTATACAAAATGATACACTAAATGGTGGGACTTTTTAAAAAAGTAAATATTTATTAAATAAAATAAGTTATGGCAATAAGAAACACAACACACGTTTTAAAAAATTCAGATATAGTTAATAGACCATTACCTAGTAGTCTATTAAAAGGTGAACCAATTGTTAATACCGCAGATGGTATTGTATTTTTCTCAGGATTTACAACATCAACAGCAGAATGGACTCCGGCAGGAACAGGTACTACAGCAAACTTTTTTGAGGTTGGTTCTAATCTCTATGATTTAAGATTAAGAAATCAAATCACAAAATATCAAGACCAAACTGGTTCTGGGCTTGTTGGTAAATTCCTTTCTGGTACAACATCTGGTTTTGTGTTGGCAGATATAACGGACATTGCGGCATCTGTTGACTCATATACAACTGGAGCTACTTGGTCACCAAATGTACTAACAATTGAACTAAATAATGGTAAGCCAGCTGTTCCAGTAACAATTGATTCTTTTACAGCTCTTACAATTAATGGTAATTTAAATGTAACCGGAACTGAAGTTGTTAATAATTTAACAATTACTGGTACTGGACTTTATAACACAACCGCAACTGGATCAAGCTCATTAGAGATTGTAAATTATGGATCGCTTACAGCTTTTAGTCAAACAAATGATGTTTATGTTACTGGAAATACTTTAACTCCGTCAACTAACGATACACCGACACAATCAGCTCAGTTAGATTATCACGGCACACCTATAGGTGGCCCTTATTTTATCACAACACAAGATACATTTACAACTGGTGGTACATACAACAATGGTAATAAATTAATTACTTTTGTTAAAAATGATAGTACATCATATACTGTTGATTTAAGCACTATTGACACAAACGACACTTATGTTACCGGTGGTACAAATACGGCTGCTACCGATAATACTAGTACAGCGTCAATTGGATTGTTATATAATCAAGACGTTGCTCCTGGTACATACACATTACCATATACAAACGTTTATACAACTGGTGGAACATACAACTCTGGAACTGAAGCTTTAGACTTTACAAGAAATGATGGTGTTGTGTATAGCGTTAGTTTATCTGGTATTGATATTAACGATACATATGTTACAGGTTTTACATATAGTCCAACAACAAATACTTTCACAATTTCTCAAAATGAAGGACAACCAGATTTGGTTGCGTCAATCAACACAGTTTCTGGTTTAAGTTTCTCAAACCTTACACAGGGAAGAGTTGTTTATGTTGGACCTGGAGGATTACTAACAGATGAATCAACATTCACATACAATGACGGAACAAATACTTTAAGTGTTGATAACATTGATGCCGCAGGTAATGTTGTAATCCAAGGTGACTTAACGGTACTTGGAGCTGCAATATCAGCATTTACAAGCAACCTTTACGTAGAAGACCCAAACATTACATTAAACTATAACCCAACTGGATCAACAATTGCAACATCTGTTAACGCCGGATTTACAATCCAAGACGGTAATGGTATTGCGGCTGGTGATGTTAATTTTGATATTGTAAGAATGCAAAACCTTACAGGTCTTACCGGAACAGAGGTACCAAGTGTTACAGAATATACTGCTCTTACTGGATATCCAAATAGAGGTTGGGTTACACAATTAAATGACATTGTAATTAGAAGTACAGACCCTACTGATGATGGTTCATTTAATGGGGTTAGAGTCTTGGCCGAATTTGATGTTTTAGATGGGGGCAGCTACTAAGGGTAGTTATTACTAACAACAAATAATTTTAATACAAAAAAGGGGGAGGGTAACTCCCCTTTTTTATTTCAAATAATTTAATTTTTTTTATCAACCATTAGTATTTATAAAAAAGGTTATATAACCATTACATATAATTTAAGTCATATATATGGCAAATAGACAAACGACATTCCTTATTAAAAGGTCTAATGTCCCAGGAAAAGTTCCACCCGCAAGTGGACTAACATCTGGTGAATTAGCACTTAATACAGCTGATGCAATTTTATATACATCAGGATCAACAGCAAATCAAATACTCCCAATAGGGTGGGATAGATTATCAACATTATCCGGAGGAACTGTTTACGGTCCTACAATTTTTACAAATGGTCTATCAGCCGATACATTATTTGTTAGTGGTTTAACACAAACTAGTGGTATTACATCAACTGGTGGTATTATATTTCCACAGAAGACAATTAATTCAACGTATACAGCACAAACAGAAGATTTTATGATAGATGCTTCTGGTGGAACTTTTACAATATATTTACCAACTGCGGTAGGTGTACAAGGTAAATTATATAATATTAAAAATAATGGAGGAGGCGCTGTAACAGTACAACCTTTTGGTTCAGAAACAATAGATGATAAACCATTTGTGATACTTGGTGAAACAAATGCGTTACAATTGGTTAGTAATGGTTCTGATTGGGTAGCTTTAGGATATAATATATCTACGGTAAACTCATCAACAGGTGTGTTTGAATTTACAGGTATTACAACAGCATCAACAACAACATTTTATGTATCACCAGTTAAAGGGTGGATTGTTGATGACACATCAAACCCTTTAAGTCCACAAATATATTATTTATCTTATAGTGGTGGGGTAAACACAGATAATTTTGTTAACACTTCCACTGAAACATTTGTTTTTTTAAATAGTGGTGGTACAATATCACAACAATCAACACCTTTATCGGAACAACAAAGAAGACAAAATATATTTTTAGGTAAATTAAGCCACCCAGATAAAACATCAATTTATTCAGTATTTAGTCAACCTGATTTTGTTTTATCCCCATTGGGTCAATTACGAGATATGTTCACACCTATTAATTTAATTAATGGAGGTATACTACCATCAACAAATGGGGCTAATTTAAAGTTTAATACAAGTGCTGGCTATCTATATGGGTTAGGTATTAATTTTGCAAATAATACTTTAAGTCCAAACACTATTTACGTTACAGGAGAAAACCCTAGAACATTTCAATATAGAACACAAACAGGGGCGACATTGACAGATGTAACAGATATTGACCCTTTAAATTATGACCTTGGTGGTGTTATTACACCAATAACAGGAACAAAGGCAACAAATCAAAGAATTTACTTACAACAAGATGGTTCAGTTGTGGTAATGTATGGTCAACAAAATTACAATACACTAGCATTAGCAATTTCAGCATTACAAAATGAATCATTTATATCATTCCCTAATTTAAGTACCGATGCTGTTCTTATAGGTGTTTTATCTGTATTAAGTACGGCAACTGATTTAACTGACGAAACTAAGGCTAAATTCTTTTTTGCGTCTAAGTTTGGTGAAACAATAGGTGCTGCTGGTGGAACATCCACAACAAATTTACAACAAGCATATAATAATTCAACATCACCTGAAATTACAACAAATTCAATATTAGGGGGGGTTCAATTTAAAGGTGGTACTGGAAATGATAATGATAAAAATATTATCGTTGAGAACAATGCGGGTGTTGAAACTGCTTGGATTACCGCATCGGGGGATTCAAAATTTAATTCATTATCCGCAACATCAGTATATACAAATTACATTGATTTTAATACCGCATACGTACCAACAGTACAAGAAGGTAGGCTTCATTGGGATGTTGATTATGGAACACTTGATGTTGATTTAGAAGGAAATAACGTAAGCCTTAAAGTTGGTTTAGACAATCTATATTATATTAAAAACCAAAGTGGTGCGACAATAAATAAAGGTAGGGTTGTCAGAGCGTCTGGTACTCTTGGTACTAGTGGTAGAATACTTGGTGAGTATATGATTGCAGATGGTACTATTCCATACTATTTTACATTAGGTATTGCTGGGGAAAACATATTAAATGGTGAAGATGGTTATGTTTATGAATTTGGCTTAATTAGGGGGGTAAACACTACAGGTTCACTATATGGTGAAACCTGGGTTGATGGTACGATACTTTATGTAAGTCCAACAATACCTGGTGGGTTAACTAGTTTTGAACCTACTGAACCAAACCTTAAAATCCAAATGGCTATTGTTATTGATGCTGCTGTTAATGGTTCACTATTTGTCAGACCATCATTAGGATATAACTTAGGTGATTTACACAATGTTCAAACTAGTGGTCAAACAAATGGTGATTTAATATCATATAATTCATCACAAGGATATTGGGAATATACAAAAACATTAAATGGTAATTATACAATTTCTGGTAATACAACACAGATTGGTAACTATAATGTAACAGGAAACACAAACCAAATTGGGTCATTCAATATTTCTGGACACACAACAGGGTGTACTTTATCTGTAACAGGAAATACTTGTATTAATGGTAATTTAGATGTTGTGGGGGATGTCGTTGTTGTTGGTGATTTAGTATATGATGGTGATTTAATTGTTACTGGTGGAACAGTTGTACAAAATGGGTTTACCGCTAACACCATTACAATATCAGATATACCAAACCTTAATAACAATTTAACACAAATTTTAGGGAGAAATGAAACAACTGGTGTGGTTGAGTATAGAAATGTTAATACTATTGGAAATAACTACACCTATGTTAGCGGCGCCACATATTCAGCCCTTACAACCGACAATGTTATTGGTGTTGACTCTTCAATATCAGCAACTACAATTTATTTACCTAATTCTGTTACATCTGGTAGATTAAGGTATGATGTTAAAGACATTGGGTTAAACTCATATATTAATAATATAACATTTATTGCAAATGGTACAGACACAATTATTGGAGTTGAAAACACACAAACACTAATATTAGATGCCGATGGAGGTGCAATTATATTATTTAATACAGGAACAGGAACTTGGTTACAAATGTAACATTAAAATATTTAAATTAAAAAGGTTATGGCTTTTATACCACAAATAGTAAATAAAGTATTAGACACAAATTCAACAACAACACCATTATTGTCGGGCACAACATTTACCGGAACATATGTAGACGTTGAAAGATATTCCGCTATAGTTATGGCGGTTCTTACAGATCAAAATGGTACATTATTTTTAGATTTTTCACCAGATGGTGTAAATACTGATAGCACAATATCTTGGTCCGTAAGTGCTAATACAAATGAGGTACACAGAATAACTATTACAAGACAATATGCAAGGGTTAGATTTACAAATACAAGTAATTCTAACCAAACTTTTATTAGATTACAAACAACCGCAGGTGATTTTGAAGCACTAACTTCAAATCTTAGTGGTTCATTACAAACAGATTGGGATGCAAATGTTACAAAATCTGTTATAATTGGTGAGGACCCTGATGGTAATTATGATAACTTAAAAGCAGATGGGTATGGATTTTTAACAACAACACCTTTGGGTTCAGGTCAAACTTTTAACTCAGGTGTTTTAGCTTTATCTCCCGGTTATTCACAAGTTCAAACCCACGTAAGAGCGGATCAGGCAGGTACATTAAGAGTGTTTTGGTATTCTGATTCTGCGGGTACAGATGAAATAAGGGTTCTAACTTTACCGTACGCGGCAACTGACGGGTTCCAAATGTTTGGGGCTCCGGCTTTTGCTCCTTACATAAAATATACTTTTGAAAACACTTCAGCAACTGGTCAAACTGATTTTTATTTTGATACAAAATTCACAACAAAATCAATTAATGGACAAGTTTTAAATTTGGCAGCCCCTATAGCGGCAGGTATGGTAGCAAACTTAGGAAGGAATGTTATTGTTGGTCAAGAACCTGACGGTAGTTATGAAAATGTTAAAACAGATGGTTATGCGTTTTTAACCACAACGCCTTTAGCTTCAGGTCAAACATATGACTCAGGGGTTTTAGCACTATCACCTGGGTTTTCACAAGTTCAAACACACGTAAGAGCAGACCAAGCAGGTACATTAAGAGTGTTTTGGTATTCTGATTCTGCTGGTACTGACCAAATAAGAACACTAAGTTTACCTTACGCGGCGACTGATGGTTTTCAAATGTTTGGTGCACCAGCATTTGCTCCTTACATAAAATATACTTTTGAGAATACCTCAGCAACAGGACAAACCGATTTTTATTTTGATACAAAATTCACAACAAAATCAATTAATGGTCAAGTACTTAATTTAACTGCACCAATTGCATCTGGTATGGTTGCAAACTTGGGTAGAAATATTACAGCTGGGGTTCAACCTGATGGTACTTATGCTAACACTAGACAAGATGGTTTTGCTTTTAAAACAACAACACCATTGTTGTCTGGTCAAACATATACATCATCAGTTTTTGCTCTTTCACCAGATTTTTCACAACAACAAACATCAATTCTTTCAGATACAGATGGTATATTGACCGTTTATTTTTATAGTGATTCTGCTGGGACTGATTTATTAAGGACATCTATGGTGATGTATGTAGCTGGCGCTGGACTACAAACATTTTCATCACCAGCACTTTCACCATACGCTAAATTAGAATTTACAAATACATCATCAACAAATCAAACGGATTTTTATTTTGATACTAAATTACTTATAAAACCTTTAAGTGGTTTTTTACTTTCAACAAACTCACCAGTACCACCAGAGGTTTTAGCGAACTTAGGTAGAAACATTCTATTGGGTCAAGATGAGGGGTTTAATTTTAGAAACGTTGGTGTTGATGAAGAGGGTCACTTAAAAGTTCAAATTGACGAACCATTAACTGCTTTTGGTGAACTACAAGTTGCTGAAATGTCACCACTTATTCAAATTACACACCCATACGGTATTAATACTGATTTAATAACAACAGGTTTTACAACTGGTGGAACCGTTACTTACGAAAGTGGTAATACTTTTGTAAACATCTCAACAGCGGCAGCAACTAATAACACAGGTCAATTAAGAACTGTAAAACTAGCAAAATATAGAAATGGTCAAGGATTAAACATTAGATTTACTTGTTTATTTACAAGTGGTGCTACAGGAAACACTCAGTGGGCTGGATGGGGTGATAACACAAATGGATTTTTTATTGGATATAGTGGGACATCATTTGGTGTTATGAGAAGATTTCAAGGAACCGATGAATTTATTCCTCAAACTTCTTGGAACATTGACAAATTTGATGGGTCATCAACACAAAGTTCACCAAACCCTAGTAATCCAAGTGGGGTATTATTAGATCCAACAAAAGGAAATGTATATGAAATTGTTGTACAATGGTTAGGATTTGGGGCCATTCAATTTAATATTGAAAGTGCGACCACAGGTCTTTTTTCACCGGCACATCAAATTAAATTTGCAAATCAAAACACATCACCAAGTTTAATTAACCCAACATTTCCAATTAGTTTTATATCACAAAACACAACAAATAATACCGCAGTTTCAATAAAAAACGCATCAATGGCTGCGTTTGTTGAGGGTATAATTATATATAATGGTGTCAATTATTCGGCAGACGGTAGTCCTGGTGCAACGGCAAATAAAAGTATGATATCATTATCAAACCCACTAACATTTAATGGTGTACCAAATAAAACAATTGCACTTATTAAAACATTAACACTTGTAACAGATGGTGTAAGTACTATAACATTTAATTTAGTTAAAAATGGTACGTTTTCAGTGGCACCAACATATACATCAGTAAGTGTAAATTCACCTGTACAAGCGGCTATTGACGGGACTTACACTGCAGGAACTGGTAGATCCGCATATAAAACAATTTTAAATAAAACGGATAGTAACACTATTGATATTTCTAATTATGAAATTTTTATAAATCCAGGTGAAACTGTATCTATAATTGCAACTGGTGGTAACAATACTGGTGCTCAAGTATCTTTATCTTGGTTAGATGACGTTTAATTAAATTAGTATTTTAATAAAGTTTAGTGGCAAGGCAAATTCAAATTACAGCAATTACCGGAACACCAACATATGATGTATATGTTTGTGATATCACAAACACATATTGTTTTTCCGTTAGTGCGTCAACAACAATAACGCCAATTCAAATCTTTAATGTCCCACCACCACTTGATAATGTTGACCAGCTATTAGTTAAAATAATTGATTCAAATGGATGTGAGAAATTTATTTATCTAGAATGTTCTACAGATATTAATACTGTTAAAATATTTGAGGATGAAATGATTTTCATATTTATGGACGGTCCAACATTTATTTTTGAAGCCTAGATATTTATATGTGATATGTCACAACAAAGATTAACAGATAGAACAATTGCCCCATATATAACTGGTGATACATTAATTCACATCGTAAATACCGGTGATACAATACAATATTCAGGGGGTTCTTCATATAAGGCAACAATAGATCAAGTTGCAAACTATATATCAACAACTTTTGGTTCAAGTGGAACTTCTGGAACCGCAGGCACCTCTGGGACCTCTGGTATAGACGGAACTTCTGGTACTTCTGGTGTTGATGGTACTTCTGGAACATCAGGTATTGATGGTACATCTGGCACTAGTGGGGTAGACGGAACCTCTGGTATAGACGGCACTTCTGGTACATCAGGGATTGACGGAACCTCTGGGACCTCTGGAATTGATGGTACTAGTGGTATTGACGGAACATCCGGTACTAGTGGTATTGATGGAACTTCTGGTACTAGTGGTATTGATGGTACTTCTGGTACAAGTGGAACCTCTGGGATTGACGGAACTTCCGGTACTTCTGGAACATCGGGCGTAGACGGAACTTCCGGTACTAGTGGGGTAGATGGTACTTCTGGAACAAATGGAACTTCCGGTACTAGTGGGGTAGATGGAACTTCCGGTACTAGTGGGGTAGATGGAACTTCTGGAACAAGTGGCGTAGATGGCTCTTCTGGTACAAGCGGTATAAATGGAACCTCTGGAATTGATGGAACGTCTGGTACCAATGGTATTAGCGGTACATCAGGTACTAACGGAACTTCTGGTACCAGTGGAATTGACGGTACATCAGGTACTAGTGGGGTAGATGGAACTTCTGGAACTAGTGGTGTTAATGGAACTTCTGGAACTAGTGGTGTTAATGGAACTTCTGGAACTAGTGGTGTTAATGGAACTTCTGGAACAAATGGAACTTCTGGTACTAGTGGTGTTGACGGAACTTCTGGTACTAGTGGTGTTGATGGAACCTCTGGTACTAGTGGTGTTGATGGAACCTCTGGTACTAGTGGTGTTGATGGAACTAGCGGATCTTCTGGAACTAATGGGACAAGCGGTAGTGGAGGGTCTTCCGGAACCAATGGTACTTCTGGTGTTAACGGAACTTCTGGTACTAGTGGAATTGATGGGACTAGTGGTACTTCTGGTGTTAACGGAACTTCTGGTACTAGTGGAATTGATGGGACATCCGGAACAAGTGGTTCTTCTGGGACTAATGGAACATCCGGTAGCGGAGGTTCTTCAGGAACTTCAGGAACTTCTGGCACGTCTGGAATAAACGGAACGAGTGGGACTGCAGGTAGCGGAGGAACTTCTGGTATTAATGGCACATCAGGTACAGCGGGCAGTGGTGGTACAAGTGGAACTTCTGGTAGTGGGGGTACTTCAGGAACTAGTGGAATAAATGGGACTAATGGAACATCCGGTAGCGGAGGTTCTTCAGGAACTTCTGGCACGTCTGGAATAAACGGAACGAGTGGTACTGCTGGTAGTGGGGGAATAAATGGAACGAGTGGTACTGCTGGTAGTGGGGGGTCTTCTGGAACTTCTGGGACTTCTGGTAGTGGTGGTTCTTCAGGGACATCTGGTATTAATGGAACTTCAGGGACATCTGGCATTAATGGAACAAATGGAACTTCTGGTGTTAACGGAACAAGTGGTACGAGTGGTACTAGAGGGACTTCTGGTAGTGGTGGAACTTCTGGGACTTCTGGTATTAACGGAACGAGTGGAACTTCTGGGACTTCTGGTATTAACGGAACGAGTGGTACTTCCGGTATAAATGGTACCTCTGGAACTTCTGGCAGTGGAGGATCAAGTGGAATAAATGGTACTTCTGGTAGTGGAGGTACAAGTGGAATAAATGGAACTTCTGGAATAAATGGAACGAGTGGTACTGCAGGTAGCGGAGGTTCTTCAGGAACTTCTGGTACTAGTGGGATAAATGGAACGAGTGGAACTTCTGGAATAAATGGAACGAGTGGAACTTCTGGAATAAATGGAACGAGTGGAACTTCTGGAATAAATGGAACGAGTGGTACCGCAGGTAGTGGTGGTACAAGTGGTACTAGAGGGACTTCTGGTAGTGGTGGAACCTCTGGTATTAACGGTACATCAGGTACCGCGGGTAGTGGTGGAACTAGTGGAATAAATGGAACGAGTGGGACTTCTGGCGTTAATGGAACTTCTGGAACTTCTGGAATAAATGGAACGAGTGGTACTGCGGGTAGTGGAGGTTCTTCTGGGACAAGTGGCACTAGAGGTACTAGTGGGAGTGGTGGATCCTCTGGAACATCTGGAGTTAATGGTACTTCTGGAACATCTGGAGTTAATGGTACTTCTGGTACTGCAGGTAGTGGGGGTTCTTCTGGGACATCTGGTGCTAGTGTTATTATAAACAATAACGTAAATGACTATGTAGTAACAGCAACCGGAACGGCAAATACACTACAAGGCGAAGCAAATTTAATATTTAATGGGACGCAACTAGGTATAAATACAACACCATCATTTAATCTTGATCTTATAGGGAACGCTTCGCTTTTAACAACAACGTTTGCAAACCCTTATAGTATTGTTAACCAATCAAGTGTTGCTGCGGCGGGAGGACCATCAAGTGGATTACTGGTCGGAAGATCAAATGCATCCAATGGGCAAACATTTGGTCTTAGAGCTTCCGCAGATTCTGTTGGTGGTACATCAATTGGGGTTGATTCTTCTGTTAATGGGACTGCAACTAATATCGCATTTGAAGCGATAGCCTCTATTGGAACCACTAATATTGCATACAGATCAACTCAGGGTAGTAGTATATTTAATGAAGTGGGGGATGCTAATTCAGATTTTAGAATTGAGTCAGACACGCAAACAAATATGTTTTTTTTAGACGCGTCCGCCAATGCTATTGGGATTACACAAGGAACACCAACAGCAAAACTACATTTAGGAGCTGGAGCTGCAACCGCTGGAACTGCACCTCTTAAATTTACTAATGGTACATTAAATACAACACCAGAGGCTGGTACGATAGAATATAATAGTAATCAACTATATACAACAAATAGTGATGCTAGACATAAAGTTTTTTATGGTGATTTTATTAGACAAACTAATGATTTAGCGTTCACTAATAACACATTTGTTGATTTACCTAGTATGACGTTTGTTCTTAACGCTGGGTCAATATATGAAATTGAACTATATGGTAGGGTAACAGCTGGTGCTGGTGGTGCAAGATTAAGATTACTAACAGTTTCTGGAACCTGGGGTAGAATTGACCTAGGAAGTAATTATAGTGTTGGTAATGGTTTATACGAAAATAATCAAATTGCCGCCGGAGGAACTATATTTGCTGGTTCAGAATTTGCAACAAATACAGCTGGAGCTGGTATTTATACAATAAAAGGTACTCTAGCGCCGGTAACAACGGTAACTGTAAGCGTTCAGGGTGCTCAAAATACTACAAATGCAGCACCAACTACGTTCTGGTGGAACAGTTATGTTAAGTTAACTTGGGTAGGATAAAAAATTAAATTATGGGAAGAGAAATACAATTAAGTAGTGAACAATCGGTGATTGTTATTACAAGAGAAGAGACAACATTATTAACCGATAAAATCAGTATTGACACTGTTAGTGATGATGGAGAAAAGGTTGTAGCTAGGATATCCTTTTTTAGTACAACAGGTCTTAGTCGGATTTTAACTTTATGGGAGGGTCAAGATTATATCAACATTGGCAATTGGACTGATGATGATGTTAATAATAAAGTGAAAGAATTACTAAACGTAATTTAATTATTTTCAATGTAGATTAAAATCTCACTATAATACTCTATAAAATTTTGATCGTTTAGTCTTTGTGTTATATCGTAACCATCAACTGAATTTATTGTAAATTTAGAAAAGTTTGACAAAATTTCATTTTTAAATTTAAAAAATTTTTCTTTTTTTGTTGGGTCATTTAAATGCCACTCACCAACTATTTTTGGTATTTGTTTTAAAAATTTTAAATTTTCATTTGTGAATATATCATACTCACCACCTTCACAATCTAATTTTAAAAAATCTATCTTATCAATTTTATAATCTTCTAATAATTTATCAAAAGTAATATAGTCAACACTCTTATCATCTCCATATACTTCATCAAGTTGACAATTTGTTTGATTTGTATTACCAATTGCTTTATTTACTAAAACAACATTTTTATTACTAATATTTTCTTCTAATATATTAAACTCCGTTTTACTAGGTTCAATAGCGTAAACCTTTTTTAATTTTCTATCACATAATGATTTTACAAAAGGACCAACACTAGCACCAATATCCATTACGATATCCCCATCTTTTATATTAAAATACTTTTCATATATATTATTAACAAATAATTCTTCCTCAACTAGTTTTTTAAAGTTTTGGTCTGAATCAAAAAAACCCCAGTTAAAACCAATTTGTTTTATTTTACTAATAACTAATTTAGAATTTATTGATTTACTACATTCAAATTGTCTTTCAGTGTTTTTATGAATAGGACACCAATTCCAGTCACTAGGATTTAATCTATGGGAATTAAAACACCCGGTACACACATTATTATTTATAACACGATAAGTATTTGATTTTGTTTCGGTGTACTCCTCACTAAAGCCGGATATTAAAATAGTTGGTAAACCAACACTCCAGGCTAACCAAGAAAGACCAGATCCAATACCAATAAAAAATTCACAACTTTGCAAATCGTAAATTACTTCTTGTAATGGACTTCTTGGGAAATTTTTAATTCCAGTAGGATGAAAATTACCCATATAACCATCCGGCTCAACAGAATATAAAACAACTTCATATCCAAGTTTAATTAGATAATCAACAACCTCTTGCCAACCAGTTGGGTTATTCCAATACTTACTTTGGGCGGTTCCGTGTATTGCAATACCTACTTTTTTTTCTTTTTTAACATTTTCTTTTAGTTTTAATTTTGGTCTTATTTCTTCATAGTCAAGACCTAAAATATCTGAAGCCGTTTTTTGTAATGGTTGAGTTCTAAAATTATTTGGGTGTCTACTGTAATCAATTTCGTCATTTTGATTATAAAACCATCCGATATTAAACATACCAAATATATTATCTACAGAAGTACCTGGTTCTACAAATTCTATCTCCGGATATTGCTCCTTAAATAAATCATTCATAAATGTTGATAGGACTATATCACAACTATGTTTTTTTCTAAATTCATCAACATAAGGAACCCAGGCCAAAGTATCACCTAATGATTTAGACTCAAGAGTTATATAAATTCTTTTATCTTTTAAATCGGTTTTTATTTCATTATAGTAATCATCATTTTGTATTTTTATTGTATAATTTTTAAAATACTTAGCATTTAGTCTTGACCACATATCAGTTTTTAATTCAGTTTGATAAACTATATTTCCCTGGTCATCCTCAAAACTAACATTAAAATTTTTATCAACATTACCTTTTATTTCTAAAAAGGCACCATTTATTTGTGTGTAAATAAATTTTAAAATATCACCAATTTTATTATTTGTTAAATTTGTTTTTTCTATTTCCGAAATGATTGTTTCTTTAAATATTTGTGAATTCATATCAATATTCTTTTTTTACATTATCAATAAGTGAGGTACCATCTAGTTGTTTACTATAGAATTTTTTGGTTATTAATCTTAATTTTCTATCGTGACAAAAAATATGGTTAAACCAAAGATCTGCCGAATCCCAAGGGCTAGTCTCAAATTTATCAACGTACCATTGTTTATACTTGTTTGGTATCATATAACAATGAGCCATAGTTTGATGCCAACACTCATTAAATAAATTATCATATTCGTTTAGTGCGTAATCTAAAATTAATCCACCAAATGATACAAAGTATATTTCATCTTTAATACAATTAAAAATGGCTTTATGAACTATATCAACAAAATCATTAAGATTCTCAAAAATGTAAGCGTCCTCCTCCATTATAATTGTATAGTCATAGTCATTATCAATTGAATGTATTGCCTCTTTGTGTGCTAAATAACAACCATAGTGACCCTTATTTATATTTTGACTTTCTGGATATCTGTGGGTTGATACATCAACTTCACCATCATATACATAATTCTCAATAAACTTAATATCAATGTTGTATCTCTTTAACTCTTTTATATTTGTAATTGATTTTATAGCCCTTTTTTGCTTAGGTAATGTTGAAATATGAATTACTTGAATTTTAGGTATTTTATAATACCAGTTATATCCGTTTGTTGTTATATTTTGAGTCCCATTAAAATACTCATTTACAGCTTTTGTTACACCATCAAAGACTACATAATCATCACCTGAAATAATACCACCCGGTTTAACTTTGTAGAAAAAATCTTCAATATCATTTTTAACACCTTCATAACTATGATCCCCATCAATCATTAGATAATCAATGGACCCATTGTTAAATAATTTAGAAGCGTTATGTGAAGAGTCTTTTATTACTTCTATTTTATTACCAATTAAATTTTCATAGAAAATTTGATATATGTCATTATCAAAATTACCAACAGTATCTATATGGAGTTGCTCATTTTGAGACCCTTTAAAAGTATCAACAGAAATTAACTTAACATTTTTATTTGTTTCTTTTATTTTATCTGAAATGTATTTTGTTGATTTACCAAACCAACTACCAATTTCAACAATTGTACTTCCATCAGAACATTCGTTTACAAATTTATTGTATAGTTCTTCATATGAAAACCAACCCTCAATATCTTGATAGGTCTTGGTTTTACCAAAAAGTAATTCTTTAATTAGTTTTGAATCAATATTAATGTCATTTTTCATAAAACTAATGTTAGGTTCATTATCATACTGACCACAATATGATTCTAAATTAAACATAACAATAGGTAACTCATCATAACAAAGAGCTTCTTTAACAACCAAAGGATTTAATTCAAATTTTGAGGGAAATAAAAATAAATCAGAAGCTTGTAAATAATCATCAATATTTTCTTTTTCTCCGTGTAGTATACAATTTTTAGGTTTATTTAAAAGTAGTGGTTCCCAGTAGTCTTTAAAATTGATTGCAGTATTACCAACAAAGTGAAATAATACTTTTTCTTTTTCTAATTTTCTTGCAATATCAAAAGCATACGATTGATTTTTACCCTGGGTAAATAACCCAACAATTACAATATGTTTATACTCATTATCAAATGATAACTTACTTTTAAAGTTGTCAGTATTTTTTGTTTTCTTGTTTACTGGGTATTGAATTACTGAAGATTCAATTCCTAAATTGTCGTATTGTTTAACTGATAAATCGGATACAAAAATAAATTTATCCGGAGCGTATCTTTTTTTAAAACTTAAATCTTGGGAGGAATGGGTCGTTTCAATTATTTGCCAACTTCTTTCTTTTTTATAAATGTACTCACATTCTTCGTTTGTTATAAACGTTTCTGGTAACTCCTCAAACCAAATTATATCTGGATTTATATCCTTAATAACATTTGTCAATCTCAATTCATTTTCTTCTAATGAGATAAAATTAAGTATTAATAAATTTTTTATTTTATTTCTTTGTACAACAAAATCTGGAGACACAAAGTTATATTCAACACAGTATAAGTCGTACGTATCTTTTAATAATTCAATCTTTTTTAATAAGAATTGTGGTTGACCCCCTGTTGACAAATGGGGTGTTATTATCATTAATTTTTTCATTAAAGTTATCAATTAATTGTTATGAAAAAAATAGTAAAACATTAGTAGAAATATATAGAATTAGGTTTTGAATATTATTTATTTAAAATAAAAAATCGTTAATTTTTCTATATGAAGATTTTTATACAAATTGCATCATATAGAGACCCCCAACTTATCCCAACAGTTAAAGATTGTTTATCAAACGCAAAACACCCAGAAAATTTAGTTTTTGGTATTTGTCGTCAGTATCATCCAGAAGATGGTTTTGATGATTTATCGGAATATAAAGATGATGAAAGATTTAGAATTTTAGATGTCTTATATTCAGAATCAACAGGTGTTTGTTGGGCTAGAAACCAGGTACAACAATTATATAAAGGAGAAGAGTATACTCTTCAAGTTGATTCCCACATGCGTTTTGAGAAAAACTGGGATCAAATCTTAATCAGAATGTTACAAGGATTACAAAAAGATGGAGTTAAAAAACCATTACTTACAGGTTATGTTTCATCTTTTGATCCGGACAACGACCCGGCTGGTAGAGTTGGTGAACCTTGGAGAATGGCCTTTGATAGATTCACACCGGAAGGAGTTGTATTTTTTCTACCAGAGGTAATCCCAGGGTGGCAAAAAATTAAAAAACCATTAAGGGCTAGATTTTACTCGGCACATTTTTGTTTCACGTTAGGACAATTCTCAACGGAAGTTCAGCACGACCCGGATTATTATTTTCACGGAGAAGAAATATCAATTGCCGTTAGGGCATTTACTCACGGATATGATTTGTTTCACCCACATAAAGTTGTTATCTGGCACGAGTACACCAGAAAGAACAGAACAAAACAATGGGATGACAATAAAGAATGGTGGAAGAAAAATAATTCATCACACGAAAAGAATAGAAAGATACTTGGTATTGATAATGAGAAATATGAAGAAGACCTTGGTAAGTATGGATTTGGTTCTGAAAGAACAATTAAGGACTATGAAAAGTACGCCGGAATAAAGTTTTCAAATAGGTCAGTACAACAATATACATTAGATAAAAAGTATCCACCAAACCCATACGATTTTTCAACAGAAGAGGATTGGGAAAAAAGTTTCTTTACAATATTCAAACATTGTATTGATTTGCCATTAGATAAGGTTCCGGAAACAGATTATAATTTCTTTGTTGTTGCGTTTCATAATAAAAATGATGAAACCCTATTTAGGCAAGACGCACAACCAGATGAAATTAATAGAATAAAAAATGATCCAGATGGTTACGGAAAAATATGGAGAGAATTTAACACCTCAGAAAAACCAGCGTATTGGGTTGTATGGCCACACTCGGCATCAAAAGGTTGGGGAGAAAGAATAGTTGGTAATTTATGATGACACTTGTTACCGGATTATGGGATATTGGTAGGGGTAATTTAGAAAAAGGATGGAATAGGTCTTTTGATTACTATTTAAATAAATT